ATGACAAACGAAAAGCAAGCAAACAAGGCGCAAAAAATAACACTTTTGAACGTGTTCGAGATTATCAAAAACGGCGGCGCAACGCTTAACAAGAACGGCGAAGCGGTTAGATTTTCGAAGGGCTATCAAGTAAGCCGCCGCGACTGTTACAAGATTTTAACAGGCAAGCCGCAAAAAATCGTTGAAGCGGTCAATGAGTTATTAAACAGCATAAGCGCGGCGGAGTGCGTTGGGCTTTGGTGCGATGATGGTTTTTGTTATATCGATATAAGCGAAAACATAAAAAGCAAAAAAAAGGTGTTAAAAATCGGAAGGGCGCGCCGTCAATTATCAATTTTTGAATGGAAAACGGGCGCATGCCTTGATTGCGGGAGGGTTTAAAAATGGTTGAAGTAGTAAGCAAAATAAACGTTATAAAAAAAGATAGATTTTTCAAAATGGCGACGGGCTACGCCTACGACGTCGAGATTATTAGAAGTATAGACGGCGGCAAAAATTTTTATTTTTGCGGATGTGGCGAGTTTGCTAAAACGAAAAAAGAAGCCGAACGGATAAAAAAGCAACTAACGAAAAAAGAGTCGCGAGTAATAGAATAAACGCGCGAACATGGGAGGGCTTAAAAAATGAAGGTTTATCTTGTAAAATGGGTTGACTATTGCGGCGAACAGCGGCAAAAAGAATATAAAACGATAGAAGCGGCGATGAAAAAGGTTTTTGCGGTTTGTTCGTGGTTTAAGAACGGCGCACTATACCGCATAAGCGACGGCGAAAAAATCATCGGAACATCTAACGCGTAAACAGTCGAAAAGGCGAACAGCCGGCAACGGTTGAAGCCTTCGGCGGTGGGATAGCCTCCCCGCCCCGATGATGACAGGCTAACGCGGTAAGGCGCGAGCGGTAAAAACGCCGCGCACGCGTAAAGGGTTTTTATTATGTTGTTTTCAAGATATCATCAACCGAAAAGGGCGAACAGGCGCGGCGGGCGTAAGCCGTCGCCGGCAACGCTTGCAAAACGTCAAGCGGCACTTCGGGCGCAATATGAGCGCGAACAGAACGCCGAAGCGGTAGCGTTTGAAAAGTTTATTGCAGCCGAACACGGCGACTTCGACGGCTTCGCGTTTGTAAATCTTTTTCACGAACACTTCGACAAGCGCAACGCCATTTACACGACGGAAAGCGACGACGAAGCGAACGCGATAACGCCCTTCGGCACTTTCCACGCGGGCGCGGATGGTGTAACGGCTTACTTTTTTAGCGAACAGCCGAAAAAAGTAGTTTATTTTAATAGAAGCGTTTACTTTATTTAATGGGGGCTATTATGACAAAAGAACAGCGAAAAGCGATAAAACGCATTTGTAACGATTTCGACTTCGAAGATATAAAGGAATTGCGGGAATATTTCCGCGATAATTACGGCGACCCTCTCGATTTAGATTTGTGGGATAAAACCGAAGAAGGACTTTATAAAGAAATTTCAAGATATTTTTTCAATAAGTAACGGAGGCTATTTTATGGAATACGCAATAAACAAAAATAATAATTTTAACAGTTTAGAGATTACCTTCGCCGGCAAGCCCGACGAACAGACGCGCAACGCATTAAAAGCGAACGGCTACCGGTGGCACGGAGTCCGCCGCCTTTGGTACGGTTACACGGACGAACAGACCATCCGCGCCGCCCTTGACGGCGTAACGACGACAAACACGGACGAACAGACGACGAACGCGAAAACTCCCGCGAAAGCGGCAAAAAATCGCTTGCCGAGCCTTTGGGAGCGTTGCGATATAAGCGGGATAAAACAGCACGACAAAAACGCATTGCCGCCGGTAAAAGACGTTGCCGCGCTTTTGCGTAAAGAATTAAAAACGCGCTTCCCGGAAGTAAAATTTTCGATAACTTCGACATACAACACAATTGACGCATATATAAAGGCTTCGCCGTATGGGCGCGAACACGTCTACAAGGACAGACGAACGGGCGAGCCTGACAAGTACGGATATTTTGAAGACAGCGACGAATTAAACGCCGTGCAAGCCTATTGTAAAGCCCTTGCCGATTCTTGGAATTACGACGACTCCGACAGTATGACCGACTACTTCGACGTACATTTTTACGGCGGTTATTTTCAAATCTCCGGCAATTACGAACAGACCGAGCCGACGGACGAACAGCGGGCGGACATTGCGGACTTCAAGAAAAGAAAAGCCGAAAAAGAAGAAAGAGACCATGCGGAATTTTTGGCGCAATGCGAACGCGACAGAATACAACGCGAAAAAGACGAGGCGGCGGCACGTATACAAGCACAGAAGGACGCAATCGCCCGCGAACAGATAGAAAAGGCGGCAATCGTTAAGGATATACCCGAAAACGAAAGAAGGATATATTTTGACCTTGCAGAATATCGCAAAATAAATAGCCTTGAAGAAGCCGAAAAAGTGCTTGAAGAATACGTAAAGGACGGCGAACAGTTGCCGAGAGTGGACGCTATACCGTCGCGCCGCGTAGACTTCAACGGCTACACCGATAACGATAAAAAAATTTTTGCGAACTTTTGCCGGATGTTTATGTTTAACTTTACTTTTTTACAAGGTAAAGGCGGACAGGCAACAGCAGACGAGCGAGTAAACGAAAACAATTATAAACAACTTACAAGCGAACAGCGCGAAGGCGTAAAATGGTATGCCGACGATTGCGTAGCGGTTTACAATAACGGCGTACTTCAATTTATTATCGACCCCGAAGGGTTTAGTTATGCTCGTTATATCTTGCAATTACCCGAAGGCTTCGACGAACAGGCGGACAGCGAAAACGCCGCCGAGTGGATAGCGAACCAAAAAGCCGAGACGAGCAAGCGCGAGCCGTTCTATATCCCCGCTCCCGTTAGCGAACAGATAGCGCAAGCCTATTTACAGCCGGGCGAACGCGTAACCGTTTTAACGGTCAACGGATGGGTACTTATGGCGCAGGAATACCGCGGAACGCTTGAAAGCATAGAAGCGAAAGCGTGGGCGCAATATTCCGACGCGGGCAAAATAACGATAACGAGAGACGGCAAAAGAAAGCCCGACGAGTTACACTTCCACCGGGGCGAAGCGTTCGCCTTATATCGCGGAATACTTCCGGAAGTGCCGAACAGCCTAAAATATGGCGACGCTTCAAGCGGCTTGCAACTCGTAAATTTTGCGGGCGCAGGCGCAGACGGATATATTAAAAGCGTTATGAAGTATTATAAAACGCTCGGATATACGCCCGTAATAGACTTGATAGCAAAATAATAAACGAACAGCCGCCCTTCCTTGAAAGGCGGGGCGGCGAACAGATAACACGACGAACAGATAAAAAATAAAAAATAGCGGTAAGACTTGACCCGAACAGGCAAGCACGCAGAGGATAAAAAAATTATGTCTACTTGTAACTTTACTAATCAAAACGACTTCCCGCTTTTTGCGACTAAACACTTCGACGGCTATTATTACGAAGACCCGGACACGGGCGAGACTGAATACTTCGACGATAACGGCTACGACTTCGAACAGGCTCAAAAACTCGTAGACGAGTTTAACGACGGACTTAACTATTTTCAATTAAAACTCAAAAGCGGTTATTATGAGGGCGTGCAAACCATGCTTGAAGATAAGACGGACTCCTACGGTTGCGCGTTCCTGACAAAATACTATTCCGCCGCCGATTGGAAGAAAGGACGCGCCGAAGAAAAAGCGTACTACGGCTATTACGATGATTTTGATATGTCGTACTCCGACAGAAAGAAAGCCGAACAGCGCGAACTTCGTAAAATACTTAACTTTTGCCGAACAAAATTAAAAAACTTGTACGACTTCGAAGAGTACGTTTGTACGGCGAGATTTTCTAACGGTGAAGCCTTTTACGGCTTGGCAAGCAACGAAAGAAACTGCATAAAAGCGGCAGCGATTGCATAAGGGGGCAAAATATGAAAAGGAACGAACAGAGAATCAAAGCGAAAGCGGAATTAAACCTTCCGCTTTCGGAACGGGAACGCGCTCGCTACTTGCTTTTTATCGCGAACAGCGAGCAAGCGAAAAAGTTTATAGACAACGAAAAAATCACGGGAGTAAATGTGAAATGAGAATCAATTGCGAGAAAATCAATAAAGAAGTAGGAATCGGCGTAGCAACCGCCGCCGGCGCGATAAAACACGCGCGAGCAAAAATCAATTATCTTTACCACGATAATAAAAACCTTAACGAAAGACAGTGGCAAGCAGTTTTAGAATTGCAGTCTATAATCACGAGCATAGAATTAAACGAACAGCCGGACGAACAGCCGACAAAAGCGGAAGATATTTTGCGGTATTGGAAGAAGTACGATTATATCTTTACCGAGTACACTTCGGCAGCAGGTAAAAAATGCTATCGAACAGTAGGATTGCAAGCCTATTACGCCGCATTATGTCGAAGATTTAGGCTTAACTTTGAATTTTTAGGCGATTTCTACTATATAGCAAAAGGCGACGGCTTCTCCCTTGAATACGTCGAGGGCGATATAATTTTAGCAATAGAAAATAAAGAAGAAGGAGAAAATAAATAATGAACACGGCAACGATTGAAAAATGTATTGACCTTTTGAACACAGGCAAAATCGACGATTTACGCGATTTATTAAACTACGAAAGAGAGACGAATATATTAGCCTCGAAAGGCATTAAAACGGGCCTTTTGAACGCTGTAAAGAAGATTGTTTGCGATAACGGCTTAAAAGAATGGCGTAAAAATCTTTACGGTATACAGCATACACCGGATGGAAAGCAATTTATATGCGACGGCTACCTTCTCGTTAAATGGAACGAAGAACAGCCCGAACTGAACGCATTACCGCAGACCCCGGCAAACGAAAGCATTGACGCGAACAGTATTTTACGCTCGACGAGCATGTCAAAATATGAACTCACCGACAGCGATAAAATAATCGCCGAAAATATAGACAAGTACATAAAACTTTACAACGAAAAAAAAGCAAAAAAATTACCGGTAAAGTATTGTAACAAGTTTTTCGACGCGCATTATCTTAAAAAGGCTTTTAGCGTTATCGGAACAGACTTCGAGCATATTCTCACCGGCAAGAACGAAAACTCCCCGCTTCAAATCAACGAAAAGGACTATTCGGCAGTATTGTTGCCGATAAATATAAACAGTATCGCAGACGAAAGCAAAACAACAATCGAACAGAACACACAAAAGTTTGTCGAACAGATAAAGGGGGCTACCGTATGATAACATTAGGACAACTTAAAAATGTTTTAGATATGTGTAACGACATACAAATCGTAGACCACGACGGCGACGGGAACACTATCGATATTTCTTGGAAAAATGCAAGCGATTACTTTGAAGAACATAGTAACGACATTGTTACTTTTATATCGATAGGCACAACAAAAACAAATAAGATAATGATATTTACGGAGGAACAGCAACAATGATAATCAATGCGGTTTTAATCGGCTTATTAGCCGTAATTACGGCAGTGGTCGTTGCAGTTTTCGCAACAACCTTAAACAAAGCGAAAAATGGCAAAAGAACAGCCTTCTGGGTAAAGAAAAACGAACAGGACGGAGGCGAAACAGAAATGAAAAAAGACATTTTCAAAAAGTTAAATTACTACCAAAAAAAATTTAACAAGCGAGCAAAACCCAACGAATCAGAGATATACAACAGTGAAATCCAACGCATAAAACAACGGATTCTTTCGGACATAAACCACTCTGCCGAAATTATAATGGAAGAATATCTTCCTTTTATAAAAGGTGATATCTCAGGCAAACAATTTACACAAGAAGAAATTATTAAAAGCATAGCCGTGGACGATATATTCGACACCTTACGCAACAGCAAACCATTAAAAGGAGTAAAACAATGAAAAAAGATATTTTCAAAACCTTGAAAGACTATTCCTCCGGGTATCACCGAGTATCGACACCCGAAGAAAACAAAATATACGACGCGGAAGTCGAAAGAGTTAAAACGCGCATACTTGCCGACGTGGAACACTCACCCGAAATAATTGCCGAAGAGTTTTCTAAACTCTGGGCGACAGAATATCGCCGTTTGTTTTCGGGCGTATATTCTACATTTGCAACGACTCCCGAATATAAAGCCGTCGATAATATCTATATGGCACTGCTTGACAGTAAACCGTTAAAAAGCATTACTGTAACGCAATGTAATGCCGATAAAGAGACAGACTATGCGAGCAATGACCGAAATTAAAAACCTAAAAGAGAAATGCGGCTTGTTCCGTGAGTTTTGCAAAATCAACGGCTTAAAAGACGGCGATTATTACAGCGCGGTTGATTATATCGAATATTGCGACGGTTTGACTTTGGCACAAACGATAGAAATAACGCGCAAATACGAACCCGATTTTAAGCGAAACGATTGTAACTTATAATAACGAATAAAGGAACGAAAAATGAAGAAACAGCAATTTAACGAGATAAGTGCGCAATACCTTATCGCCCTGCCCTCTATGAAGAAATCGGATAAGACCGTTACGGCTTATAGTTTGGCTTTCAGGAAGTTTTCAGACTTCTTGAAAGCAGACGAACAGATAACGCCTTTAACCGTCGTAAATTGGCGTTCAAGCCTTTCTATGAGCGGGATAAAGACAAACAGCGTAAGGCAGTATATGATTTTCATACACTCATTTTTCGAGTGGTGTGTGAAAATGAAAATCGAACAGGAAAACCCCGTACACCTTGACGAGATACCCGAACAGCAACGGGTCGAGTATGACCTTTTAACGCTCGACGAAATCAAAAGCCTAATAACGAAAACTCCGACCGGGTTAAGCGGGAAAACGATAATCAGAAACCGCGCTATTATAGTTTTACTTTTGCAAGCGGGCTTGCGTAACAGCGAACTGCGTTCGTTGACCGTCGCCGACCTTGACTTCGAACAGAACAGGATCATGGTACGACACGGCAAAGGCGATAAGCAAAGACTTGTGGCAATGCCGCGAGTTGCAAAGGAAATAATCGAAGAGTATCTTTCGAGCAGTATTCGCCCCGACTGGTGTACCGACAACGATTATCTTTTTGGCACGGATTCGGACGAGAACGGCAAAAGTACCGGCGGTAAATTATGGAAGCAATTCTCGTCGCCTGCCCTGCTTATGCTCGTTCATAGATACACCGAGCATTGCTGCGGACATAGTGTAAAGACTCACGCATTACGCCACGCTTTCACGAGTTTATGCGATTTGAGCGGTATGCCGATAACCGAAATATCGCAAAACCTCGGACACTCTAACCCACTTGTAACGGCACAAGTTTATCGGCACATACTCAATAAAGACACTGCCATTCAGTCTGCCGTCTCAGCAATGGATAAATTTACGAACAGTCTGCAAAGCATGTAATGCTTGACTTTACGGCGAACAGCCGATATAATTAAAACTACGAATCAAATAAAAATCTTATAAGGCTTGACGAACAGCAAGCAAAGGAAAAAACAAAATGAACTACGAACAATTAACACAAGTTGTAAAACTCGCCGACCGCGATCAAATTAAAAACAGAATGACCTTACTCGGATATAGAGATGTCGAACAAGACGAAAAACTAAACTCGGTATCGTTCGTTACGATCGTTCAATCGTCTATCGAAGACACCGAACAATATCTTTCAAAAGACAAACAACATTGTTTCGACGGACATCGAAGCATAAATAACGACGTTGCGTTCGGTATAGAGTTTATCACCATTCAAACAATGGAATACAATAAAAAGCGAAAAATGTATATAACGAGCAACTTTGATATTTACGCAAAGGAGATTACCGTATGACGACGTATTGGAAAATGTACTTGAAAAGGACTATTTACGAGTGTTGTTACATTCTTAGAATACCCGAACCAAAAATAAAATGGCAACCGCAAAATAAATTCCCAACGGAAACATTGTTGTCTGCCGTAACTGGCAACAAAGGCGACTTGACAATTTTATTATCAAATCAGTTCCTTTATAACGATATGACCGACGCAAATCTTGCATTTTTTATTATGATTGTTGCACACGAACTGCGGCACTGTTGGCAGATCGAAAACGATTTAATAAAGGACTATGACATAACATTGGCGAACAGCGACGATAAAAATGCGTACAATAATCAAGAGGTTGAATTAGATGCCTACGGATTTGCGTTCGCTTATTTAAGAAAAGAATACCACGTTGAGCCTATTCTTCCCCTTTCGGAAGAAACGATAGAAAACATACGCAAACACAGAGACATTATCTCAAAGGAGTTGTTTTGATATGTTTTTTTATGAACCGCAACCGACGTTTGATTATAAGCCGTGCGAAATCTGCGGAAAGATATGCTTCAATTCCGACCTTGTTTGGACGACTAAATACGCAGGAATATGCAAAGACTGCTACGATAAATTAAAGGAGCAAAAGAACAATGAACGAAATAAAATTTAATGTCGGAGATAAAGTAATATCATTTACGGGATTACAAGGTAAAATCGAAAAAGTTTTTAATGGAAAAGACTATATTCTTGCTTATATCAAATATGAGGACGGCAAAGAAGACTACATCACAGAGTGCGACAAAACACACAACTTCGATTCGTTTTATTTAATCGGAAAGAATGTGTTTGGCAATAAAATCGAAAAAGAAGAATTGCAACAAGAACTTGCAGAAATCGAAGCCCGTAAGAAGTTATTAAGAAAGCAACTTTGGCGACTTGATAACGTTATGGTCGAAGACTGGAAAGAAAGACGGGAACAAAGGAAAGACCGAGAGGAGGAAACCGCCGAACAGCGAACGGAACGAGTGTTAGAACACATAAATACCGCGATCGAAATGTTGCCCGACAATGGAAAAAAAGAAGCCCTCAAATCGGCAATAGAAACCTATCTTACCGATAATAGCAAACTATCTTAAAAAATATAAAAACGCGTTATCGCACTTTCAAAGGTGTAATAACGCGTTTATTTTATTATTTAATCCATTCTAAATCAGCAGGCTCAATCATCGTTTCAGGCGCATTTAACCACGCCACATACCATTCGCCCAACTCTTTTAATTGCTCGTCAGTTAGTTTATCGTACCACAACTTTCCGCGATTGATTATGGGAAAGCACTTCTGCTCACGATTGTATCGTATCTCTTCTCTTTTTCCCTCGTCGCTTTGAATATGCGGTACTAATTTTAATGTGCCGACTTTGTGTCCGTTTTCGTTCACCGAAGTAATTTCGTCCACTACGGGATATAATTCACCGAAAATATCAAACTTTGGTATACTGTCGGTTAGAATAAAATCATATTCCGCGTTTTTGACAATATTTCTTTTGTAATCTTCGTTTTCCCTTACCCAATAATAGGTAAACGCTTCGCGGTCATTTATTTTGTAATTAAATACATACATTCTCGTATCACTCTCCTCAATACAATAGAAAGGCGTATAGCCCTTTTGTAAGATTATTGTAACTACTATTTTTAACGGTTATTGTGGTACTTTCACCGTTTGAAGTCGATGACATATTTGAAATCATTATTTGAAAACCATTGCTTGAATCGTCAACAGTAAAATACTTTCCAACAAACGTCGAATTGTGCAACATTGCGGCTGTTATGGTATTTATGATAAAATGTCCGTCTTTATGACCTACCATAAATGTTACGGCTCGACACCACCTCAAATCGCGGGCTATTGTATACGCCTTTGCCGTAGCATTAGTGGGCAATGAATAAGTTACAGGAAACATTTCATAAGTTTCGCTATCAAAAGTATCAAACCAAGTCGGCACAGTAGAACCGGGATATGTTGCACAATATGCTTTTGCTCTTGAATTAGCATAATATTTGATATTCCCCGAATAATCGGTAGCGAATGGACTACCTATTACCGGAGCCCATATTTTTTTTGTTGATGCACTTTTATCCGAGAAATCCTTAAAAGATACACCATTTATTACAACAGGTGTTCTCCACTGACCGTCTCCAAAAAGAATAGCGGTTTCAGGCGTTCCACTTGGGATTTCGCCCCCGCCGGTCGGTACATTGTACACAATATTCCCTACTTGCAATTTAGTAAGTTCATACGAACCCGCTTGGGATGGATTTGCCTCAACTTGATTTAATTTGTCATACCTTGCAACCTTGCTTTGCGTAATTCCACTGTTGACCGCAGCAAGTTGATTTTCACTTAATTTACCTTGCTTTGTTCCTGCCACCTCGTCCACGTATGACTTAATTACTCTGTTTTGTACGGCGTTTGTCGAAGAATCGCTCATTTCGGTATCAACTTCAATCTTTCCACCGCCGTCAGGTGATTTGAAATTCCACTTTTGCCATACAACGGCATTTCGCCACGAATTGTAAGTTGTTGCGACTAAAACATAATCTCCGCGTACAGCGTCAGAAACGGCGGTAGAATACGGTATAGTAATCGTATCGTCAAGTTTATCACCTAAAATATTTACGGTCATTTTGTCGCCGTTTACCGATATAACAAGGGCCTTGTAAACTCTAAAACAAACGTCCGTTATTTTAGCGATTCTCTCGTCTACGACCTGTTCTATCGCGCGTTTAATTGCTAAACTATCCGCCAAATTCGACATATATATTCTCCTTTATTTTACTTATTTCGACGTAACCGTAAAATTCGGTATATCGGCGACACTCGTTGCGTTTATAGTCATTGCCCCTGTTTCCCCTATTGGTAGAGAGAACGAGTTTATTAAATGTCTTTCCGTCGGATTATGCGGTTTATCCGTTCTCTGTACCGAAACAAGTTGATTTTCAACAAGGTGAAACATTTGACTGCTCGTTATGTTGACGGATTTTTGCAAAATAGTTTTACGCTTTAAGTAATATTCGGCAAGCGCGGTACATTGCTTCGTATTAAAATAATTTGCTTTCGTTTCACGGTATGTCTTTAACCCTATCGCGCTTATACTTGTATCACTGTTGGGATCGTCATTGCTTGCTCTTCCCCATATACCGCCGTCGGTATTGCCGCCGCCCACAATTATCACGTCGTTGTATACTTCGTCGTTTTTTATCGTTTCGGATATTTGCGAAAGAGTGCTGTTGCGCTGCGTGAATTGCCACAAAACAGGCTTTTCTATGTCGTTTATATCTGTTTGCGATGGCTCTAATCTCAACGCCCCCGTTTGGTCGTAGCCGATTATACCCGCTAAAACGTCGTTAAATTGAAGCAGTAATTGAGCGAAGTTGCTTCCGCCGTTTTCTGAAATATCAAACGGGATTTCGGTCATAGAAGCCGTTCTTGTTTGAGAGCCGTCGCCATCTAAAACGGCGTAATTCTTTCCGTCGTAATAATTCGTGAATATTGGCGCGACGTTATCTATCATTGCGTTAATATCTTCGGTTAATTTATGGTCGTATATCGAGGTCTTTAATAAGTTTGCGATTGCCGTATATACGGCATATTCCGCAGTGCTTTGCTTTGCCGTATAGGTATCGGTCAACTTACCGAATAAAGAGCCGTCCAGATTAGCCCATTTATCGACCAAAGGAAACGTTACCGTTTTTTGATTTTCGCTTAATACCGACTGCGGATTTTTGATAAGCCCCACCATTTGAGGTAAATAAAAATCCGTTCCGTCGGGCAAAACAAGACCCATAGAAAGCCTTATCTTTTGCCCGAACCAAATGTTGTTGACGTTATATTCAAATGCGTTATCGATGTCGGAAAGCGTAATGCTCGCCTTTCGCCTTGCTCCGTTCTGAAACGAAACGCTTAACGTGCCTTGTTGTACTAACGCCGATGATTGATATTTGGGGTTGTAACCGCGCCGATAACCGTTGGCATTACTCAAAAAGAACGCAACTGAATTATCGGGCTGTAAAAACTCTAATTTCGTGAGTTTTTGAAACGGGTTTAACAACGCGTCTAAATATCTTAAATAACGTTCGCTTTGATTAGCCATAAAACCACCTTAATTTTGCTTTGAATTGTTCCAATTTGCGTCTTCCGACGTTTGAATTAAAGCAACGTTTTTCATTGTGCCGATTTCTTCCCACGGAATAGAAACCGTAACTTCCTGTACGTTCGTTTTCGTGTTGATCGTCTGTGTTATCGGCGCAGAGATAGCGACCTTATAAATGTTACCTTTCGTGTCTTTAAGGAAAAACGTATTCCGCGATAAACTCGCCACATAGAGCGAATCCATAAAGTCGGAAGTGTCAGCATAACTTACGTTTGAAACGTTTGATAACAAGGCTTGTAGCGTACCGCTACGCCCTCTTCTCGACGACGCTTGACGAAGCCTGTACCCCGTAAAGTTTGTGAGCCAATTCGGCGTGTTATTGTTGCTTACACTTCCCGCCGAAATGTTATTTCCGAATTTCCAATATCTTAAAACGTGGAAAATGTTCGGCTCGTCCGCCGTTTGACTACCCTCGATTAAATAGTAAGCCGTATCATACGGGGAAATCTCATTACTGTCTTCGTAAGTTAAATAAGAGCCGTCATACGCATTGTAAACTTTATAGAAAAATTTCTTACTCGGAACTATTCCGAAATCCTTAAACGAAGTAATCGTAGAATCGAAAACGCCCATTTTAAGATACTGTTTTTCATTTGCTTCTTTCCTATAAAAAACTTTACTCGATTTTAAGCCGTCAGTATCGCCCGCATTGTACTTGCGATTTGCAAAGTTTGTCAAAAATAATATTCCGCTTTTCTTTTGCGACGGATTACCGTCTTGAAACATATTATCTGTAACAGTAAGGGGAACGGTACTCACAGCAACACCTGCAACTAATGCGTCGATATCTTCGCAAGATATGTAGATACTGTCAATGCTTGATAAATAAAAACCCGTTAAAGAAGTGGAAGTTACTTTACCGTTGTCATAAATGGTAATTTTGTCAACAAGATTCAATTCGATGGTAAGAAATTCCGAAATTAAACTTATTTCTATTGGTTGCACCGAAATCGAAGGCGATTGAATTGTAATCTTTTTATTTGTTTTGCTAAATGTCAGCGTTACATTTTCTCGATGATTACCATAATAAAGGGTAAACCTCAAACCGTCTGAAATCTTACACCTAAGATATATATAACTCCCCCCCGGAAACCCTAACAAATCATAGGATAAGCCGTTTATATATTTCTTACTCCACTCTATACCGCCGGAAGATGCTATCAATGGGTCTTTCGTAAATCCCAACCAATAATCGCCTGATTGCTCTGTAAATTCAGTTTCTCTATTATACGTCGGTGGAATTGAAGTTGTGATAGCGTCTTTATTCCAAGTGATTAAAGAGTAAGGCGAACGACAATATGCAGTAGGCGACTGTGTTCCGGCAGGCAAATCTTGACTTATAGTAAATGATTGTTCGGCTGAAACAAGTTGTCCGCTCGACGATTCCACAGTGCAAACAATCCGGTAATCACCCGCAAGCAACCCTTCGTAAAAATACTCTAATACCATAGTCGCAATCGGGAAAGTATCGTCAATTATATCTCCGTCGGCATTATAAAGAACCCACTGCGCCCACGATATCGTATCGTTTTCCGCTTGTGAGAAAGTTCCTCTAAATTTTACAGAGTTTTCGTTGATTTCGTTTGTTACACGAGTTATGGTAAGCGTCGGAGTTTCTCTCGTTATAATGGCAGACGGGGCAACTTGCGTTATTTTTTTTAAGGTAGTTCCTTCTTGCCAAACTTGCGTAATGTATAAAGCATACGACTTTCCTTGTTGAAATTCCATTCCTGAACTTGCCCAAGAATTGTTGTTCCCGCTCGTGTCGGTGGCGACAAATACCGTCGGATTACCTTTTGCGTCCGTCGGAAATACAGGCGGATCGACTTTTTTTAATTTTATGCCGAAATCGTTAGTTAGGTCGCCCGTCGGCGGAAAATGACCCACGCTCGTATACGTTCCGTCGGCATTTTTTATATATGAATCAATGCAATATCCGACTAACTGCGAATTGCCGTTCAATTGCCACGACATTTGAAATTTATCGTAAGCGTCTATCGTTCCGCCGCCTACGCCCGCAAACGACGAAGGCGTTATGTTCGAAGGTTGAAATAAAGCCATATTAAATATCTCCTTTAATTTACTAAACCCATATTTTCAAATAATTGAACGATTGTTTTTGTTTGAGCGTCTTCCGCGCTTATCGGTACTCCGTTTACGACGTAAGCATTGCTGTTAGAATTATTTACCGTACTTCCGCCGTTTGTAATAATGTCGCTGCGCGATAATATCGGGCTACGGTTTGTCGCGCCGAATAAAAGCCCAAGACTGTCGGCAAAAGCCTTAAATTGTGCGTTAGAGGTCGGATTGAGTATCTTCTCGGCTAATTCAGGTGGCAACACTATTTCGTCGCGCGAAGTCGCTTTTATGCCGCCTAAACCGTGCAAAACCCCGCCACTATCGTAGGTAGTCGTTTCTTCGCTGCCTGTTGAGCGGATATGTACACGACCACTCTTTTCAATCGCGTCGATAATTTTATCTACAAATTCAGGCGTTTCACCTTCGCCGAAAGTTCCCTCATAGGCTTTCGCCCATTTATCGAGCGTTTCTAACAATTCCTTGTTAGTCGTACTGTCTTTATCTAACAAATTCAGAACGTCATCCCACGCCGCGTCCTGAACGTTTTCTTTTGCCTTATCAAGATTCTTTTGTGCCTTTTCGACCGCTTCTTCGTTGCGTTGCCATTCCCAATTTCCCGTTTCGGCGTTAAATACTCTTACGTTTCTTTGATTTTGCGCTTCTGTCAACGCTTTTTCGGCTTCTAAAACGGCTAAACGTTTTTCTTCGTAATCGGCGGTTTCTTTTTGGGTGTCGCGGATTTCTTTTAAGGCATTGGCAATGTCTTTATACTTGCTTGCAACTTTGGATAAATCGTTCGACCAAACGTCAACATCGTTAAACCCTTTCGATTCCGAGCGTAATAAATTATCGAGTATATCTTTTACGTCCGCCTCATTAACTTCGCCGTATTTAGACAAAGTATTGACAATTCTATTAAACAAACTTTCATAATCTTCTTGCGAAGAAATATCACCTTTTGCCAATTGAGAGTAAGTCAATTCACGTATTTTTGCTTCAATATAAGCATCGTACTGTTTCTGATAGTAATCCGCTATTTCATTGACATAACCTGCACGTTTATCGTTTCCTGCATCCAAATATCTTTTAGACATTTTCCTTAAATAGGAAATTCTATCCGCAATAGGCATCTCTTTTTGGAAATTCTCTATGAATTTATTCCAAGCCAAACTATCATCTAAACTATTTGGGTCGCCACGTTCATTTTTCCACAGATCATCCCAAATCGCTTTCCACCCGTCATAATACTTGTCTTGAACCTCGCTAAGCCACCCTACACCAGTTAATCCATTTTCGTGTTGAAATCTATATTCATATTCCTTTGCTACTTTGGAAGCCTTGTTGGCATTACTTAACATTTCTTCCGAAGTAATCTCATTTAATTTATCGTTGTATTCTTTTGTTCCTTCTGTTAATCCCTTTAAGGCTTTTGCACGATTTCCAAGACTTTCTACAATGTCTTTTTGTATTTGGGAATATGTTTTATCTTGCTCAACAGTACGATTTTGAATAGAACTGTATTGTTGATACGCACTATAAAGGCTTGACAGTTTATCTGCCGATTCTTTAATGTTTTCATAATCTGCAAATGCTTTTTCCGTCGCGGCAGTTTGGGCTTCGCTTATGCTTTTTGCAATTTGATTACTAACACTTATTATGGTAACGATTGCGGCAAGAGCCAACCCGATAAGTCCAGCCTTCGACGCTGCGGAAGCGGATTTTACATTTTTTAATTCTGTTACAACCTCTTTTATTCTGTTTTTTAATTTGTTTAACCCTTCCATTATTTTAGGGGCATACAACAATGTTAAAGCAGAAGCAGTTGTAAGAATAATGCTATGCAGACCACCTGTATATTTAACCGCAGTTAATAACCATGAAGCAATTTGAACCAAGACCTTTTTGAAACCCAAGAAACCTTGTTCGTCATTAACCAACGCTCTCCACTGCTCTTTCAATGAATTAAGTTTTGCAGTATAGGTATCTAAATATTCTTCGTTTTCCTTTTGAGAATATCCCGCTGCGTCTGCTAACGTTTCCTGTGCCTTTTTAACGCTGTCCATATTGTTTAAGAGAGCGATAAAATAGTTTTTACGGAACGTACTTGCCGTGTCGTAGATTTCGGTTACTTTGGCGTAATTTTCGCCGAGAGCGTCTTGTAATTCGTCGTTAAGGTTACGCCAATCGTCGTCGGTAAACAGCGTGCCGAGAATACTTTCGTTTTGCCCGTTAGTGTTTTTGATTTCTTCCGACAAACCCTGCCAAATATCAAGCACCGTGCCTTTGCCGTGGCGGAAGTCATTGACGATATTCGCCATATTTTCGCTTAATTTTGCGAAAGTATCGAGCGCGGAACTCTTCGTAGAAAATTGAATAAGAGAGTTGACGGCAGTACCGAGATTTTCACCGCTTCTGCCCGTCGCTTCCGACAAGGCGGTAATTATACTTACGGTCTGGTCAAGATTAAGATTTGCGTTTTTCGCCGAAGAACCCGTTCTTTGCAACGCCGTTAAAAGTTTATCGGTCGTAACCGCAGCATTATCCGCCGTGATATTGAGTTTATCGACGATAAGCATTAAATCGTCGGCAGACAATCCGAACTGTTGCATTATGGCAATCAAGCCATCGGAAGCCTGCGTTGCGTCAAGTTCGGCAACGTTAAGCGCGATAACCGCCGCTTCCGTCGCCTTTAACGTTTCGGAAACGTTCATACCCGAACGCGCGAAGTTAAGGGCTATCTGACTTACGTTTTCAAACGTCTGCCCGTATTCCTGCGCCATTTTATACAACTTATCGGAAAGGTCTTTATTACCAATTGAGCCGCTCGGCAAAACGCGTTGCAACTCGATAATCCTGTCTTCCGTTTCAACCAAAGTTGTATTGATAGAAGCAAACGCGCTTCTAATAAGATTCAGCGGTTTCATTACCAAAGTGGCAACAATTTGCCAGCGTAAGAACCCCTGCATCATCGAAAGCATACTCTGTTGATTATCTTTATTCGCTTGGGTGTTTTCTTTTATTGCTTTCGTGTTTTTTTGCTCGGTTTTAGTATAGTCTTCTACCGCTTTGGTCGCTTTTATTTTAGAGATAAATTCTTTATTTCCCGCATCTGCCTGCTTTGCCATTGCCGTTGCGGTTTTTGCCTTTTCTTGCGCTAATTTCTGTTCCGCAATGGCATTTTTGTTGTTGACCTGTAAAGTCTTTTGAGCGACTTTCGCAAGCGAGTTATAATACTTCGTTAAAGAGTTTATCTGCGCCGTAAGGTCTTTGTTTACCTTTACGCCGCTTAAAGAATCGGCAACCGACTTTATAGATGTTTCGAGTTGCTTTAACTGTTGCGTAGCAAGTGTATTTTTTAATTCTACGTCAAGTATTATCTTTGCCATAAGTCGCTCCTGTTTATATAACTACCGAGAATTTCTCGGTTATTGCCTATTTTAATTATCTTTGCTGTCTAAATAAGAATCTTTGAAATCTAAACGCTCGCCGTTTTCTTTTTCGACTTTGTAAGGTTTCATAGCGCGGATAAAACTATCCAACGCTTCGGTTTCTTGTTCTTTGACAAAATTATTCCAAAACGGACGAGGCGGAGGATTTCCCCATAATTTGCCCGTTTGTATACTTTCGATTAAATCGTCGCCGTTACGCACGACGGAAAAGAATTGAGTCGCGTGATAACCCGTCGGCGAATAATCAAACGTCAGTCTTCCGTTATCAACGCTTATAGATATATTCTTTTTATCCCCCAACGGTCTACCCAAACTCGGATTATCCGTTCTTCTTTCATACACAAGCGGCGTGTAGCCGTTGTACCAAGTGCCGAATAAGTAGTTGTAAAACGAATACAGCATATCGCCGCTAACCCAACGTAAGGCACTTTGAACCGTTTTATTTATATCGTCGGTCTGTTTTTTCATATCGGTTTCTATACCGACCATTCCGACTTTTACGTTAAGAAAATCGTTCATTTTACACCTATAAAAACAAAACGCCGTATCTACGCCCGTATTTCAGGGCGTAGACAGCGTTTTTAGTTAAAAATTTACGCCGTAACCGTAACGGTACAAGTCGCTTTGACGGCGGGGGTAACGTCGGGAACGGTTATCGTAACCGTCGTATTACCTGCCGCAACGCCTTCGACAACGCCGTTGTTATCGACTTTTGCCGTTGCCGCAGCCGCAGAAGCATAAGTCAAAGACGAATAAACGGGCTGTGCAACCGTTCCGTCTTTAAGCAAATACTTGACGGGGATTTGGACTTTTGCGCCGACTTTTGCGGTTACACCGCCACCGACGACGAATAAGCCTTCTACTTGGTCGGTTACTTTGCCGCACGGAACGTATACGTAGTAAGCATACGGAGCGGACGAGTTCGCGCAGTCGCGGAAATCCGTCGCGTCGGGTATGTTGTCTACGTTTGCCAACGCCTGCCAGTCGTAAGCGGTCGTCGCGTTTGCCGTCTGCGAAGCGGAAATACCTGCGTCGCCCGTGAATTGAGCGTACTTTACAACGAGATACAAGTAACCCGCAAGCGAGCCGTTAGTAACCGCTTCGCCCTGTTTCGCGTAAACGTTGTATTTGTAGGTAAGACCCGCAACCTGCGGCGTGAAGTTCGACGGAAGGTCGAGAACCTTTGCCGAAGCAACCGACGTAAAGTAAAATATGTCGTAAGACGCGCCCGTATAGTTACCCTGCACTACACCCGTAGTGAGGTCTATGCCGACGTTTTCACCCGTATAATCGGTCGCTCCCGCAGGTCTTACGTAACACAAGCCGTAAGTGTCGTCGGAATCTTGGGTATACGCTCTTGCCGGCGGATAATCCGCAAGGTGGGGAATGGTAAGTTTGCCGCTGACGGGCGCAACACCCGATTCTACGACTTCGACAACACCGTTATTCTTAACCGTACCGCCGCTTATCATTGCCCTTTGTCTTAACGAAAACGCTTGCGAAGTAAGAGTACCCGAAAGACGCGTCGTATCGGGAATAGTTATAAGCAACGGGTTGCCGACCGCACCGGTTATCTCGCCGAGATTGACGGACGACGTAACCGAACCTTCGCTCGCAACGGTGTCATAACCGATAATATTGCCTTTCGCGTCGGTGATTTTTACTTCCGCAACACCTTTTACGAAAAGGTTGGGATCACCAAAATGAAATGCGTTCATATAAAATCTCCTGTTAATTTATTTTTGTTTTACGCCGCCTAACTGCTTGCCTAAATCGCTTGCCGACATAGTACCCATCGTTTCGTCGATACTGTCGTAAGCCCACGACGGAAACGGATTGCCTTTCTTAAAAGTAACCATTCCCGATAATTCGGCTTGTCCGTAAAGAGTGTATTTCTTATCACGGTCTATCGCCTTAAATCGGTTCTCAAACTCACGAATAGTCCAGTCGTCGATTTCTCTTTCGCTCACCTTTGAAAAGTAGGCTACGGACGAAATAAGACTGCCTAAATCGGCTTTGAGTTTAACCTGATTACTCGATTGCATTTCTTGTAGTTGCTTTTGGGCTAAAACAAGTTCTTCGTTTTCGCTGTCGTCGGGCAATTCAAGCCCGTTTTGGTCTGCAATAAGCGGTCGAATATATGCGGAAAAATCTTGGGGCGTAATTTCCGCGACATTATCGCCTTGCGTCATTTTGAATCGGACTATTTCAAGGTCTTTTCCGACCTGCCTGATAACGATATTTTTGCCTTTCATGTACTCTTTAATGTCGAAATTATCTATCCGCAAAGATAAAGACATTAAGAGCAACAATCGGCTGAATAAACCGCTACCCGCTCCGTTCTTAACCGTTTCGTCAATTTCAAGCGAGAAAACGGCATTGAGATAATCTTTCATTTGGTACTTAACAGGGAGTGTACCTAATCGGATTATCAATGCGTCTTTACACGCTAAAAATTGCTCATAGAATGACATTTTGACGGGATAGAATGTCAAATTAAGCATTTCAATGGGTCTTCCTTGCCTAATTCTCTGTTGCCTTTCCCATTGTGATAATTGGCTCATTTCTTATCTCCTGCCTTTTATCGGTGTATATCAATCGGGCTTTTGCTCCGAGTGGTATCTGTAACAACTTTGCGCTTCTTCCGTGTTTTCGACGCGTTTAGTGCAATTACAATGCCTTTGATAAGCGCACATTGCGTTTACGCTGTCTTTAACGTTGGAATAACTTTCGCCGTCTTTCATTAAAAGTTTGCAAAGTAAAAATTCTAACTGCGGTTTTCTTACCGCGTTCGGACATTCGTATCTATTTGCCATAGTCTTAATACCCGTTTAACGCGATTTCGGTAGTTGCCGAATACTCGCCGTAACTGACCGTAACGACAAGCGGCTCTACGCTTGCTTTAAGACACTGAATTTGCGCCGACATCTGTTTCGGGGCTATCGTCGCCACATAGCAGTTACCTTTCGCCCCGCCGAAAGACCACGATAAGGGTTTATTCGTCTTCGCGCCCTCTTCATAATATCTCGCTTTTACGACGGCTTCGTCGTACTGCGTAATCTCTGTCGGCAGAACGCCTAAAAACGCCACGTAAGGCTCGCTTACGTCGCCCGCCACCGCAATTTCAAGCGTTGCCGTAATTGCCGTATTTTCGGCAAGCGTTGCCGTGATAATCGCATTTCCGTTCTTGTTTGCCGTAATCTCGCCGTTTGCGTTTACCGAAACCACGCCGTTATCACTCGAAGAATATATCCAAGTAAGCGGTTTATCCTCGGTCGGCAAAATTTCAACGTCGTTAAGCGAGAAATGCGCCGTAAGTTGAGCGGTTTGTCCGACTTTGATTTTATCCGCGCCGTCAAGCGTTGCCGAATAAATCGAGTTTTTACCGTTCGCAATAAAAGTCTTTTCCAAGTCGTCGTATTCGTTAATATTTTCTTCTTTGCGAATGGTAAAATTAAGTAAATGGCAACTGTCGCGATCGCCCGAAAATTCCTGAATAAAGTCCGTAACCCCGGTAACGTAAAACGACTGACTACCGAGAATTAAGCGGTAGTTTTGCTTGATTTGTTTCGTGTTATCGTTAAGTTGGCAAGTTACATTGAAATATCCGTCGGGTAATACGAGATTGTTCGGCGTTTCGTTCGAGTTGTTCATCATCGCATAACGCTCGACGACGATAGGCTCGGTAACGACGTTGCCGTAGTAATCGAATGAATTGTAAGACGAGTTACAACGCGCTACGACCGCCGTGGGCTTTACGCTCGACACGTTCGACGGATTTATGGAAAGCCACACGCTTCCCGCCGTCTTTATCTTTGCGCCGATAGGAAAGTAATCGATATGCCTTTCGGGGAATAACACTAACTTGAAATCGTCGGTTTTACTGCCCGTAAACGACTTGCTGTCGTTAGACGATAAATCTGACAGGCGTATGTTTGTGTTTACCCATTTATAGAAATCGTCGGCTGACAATCCCTGCACGTCAGCGTTGAAATAGTCGCTTGCGAGATACGCGCGGTTTGAATCGAACTTTCTTGCCCGCTCTGCCATATATTGCGTTTTACGGTCGGCGTATTGTTTCGGTGTGTTTTTCAACACCGTTGAAATTTTATCGCTTGCCGCAATCGCGTTTTTTATGTATTTTTGGCTTTGATTAGACATTTTCGCTCGCCCTTACTTATCCCATATTTCTATTCTGCGCCGTAAGATTTTGGCGTATCTTTTCATATGAAAAGCCTGCCGTCTTAACAATCTGCGCATAGCGGGTTTTAATTCGCGGAAACCTACCGTCTTAATGAAACACGTGAGATTTCCGAGTTTTTCTTCAAGTGCCTTTAATTCCGTTTCCGCTCTGCTTTTCGCCGTGCTTTCGCTCATTTGTCGTACCTCTGAATTTTAGTTTTTTGCCGTCTACAACAAACTCGACGGCGTTGTTCTTTTTATGTTTTTTATAAGCAACGCAGCAAGCCTTATTCTCTTGCGGGCAAGACTTGCAAAATTCGTACATTCCGAAATTTTCACACATAGTCGATCCTCTATTAGGCGAGTTTAACGCCGCCAATATCGGGCTTATTATTCGTGTTACCGGGCGACGGCGTTTTGGTCGTTGCGAGTTCGAGACCGATTATCAGTTCTCTGCCGACGTTGATATCGCCGTCGTAGATAGGACGGCTTCCGCAGTCGGGATGACAACGCCTGTCAAACATAAACGTGCCTATCCCGGTCATATTTACGCCGTTCAACGCTTCGATTATGGCTTGCTCAATACCCATCGTTCTGCTGTACTCTTGTTCTTTCGAGTTCGCTTCGTTCGTGTAATGCGACCAAATATAAAAGTGAATTGCCGTAGCCGTTTTGAAACTGTCGTTCGGCATTTCTCTTCCCTCAAATACGTAAACGCGCGTTTGAGCGTCCGTCTGACTTTGTTTTACCCATATTTGCGGGAATATTCTGTAACCTTTGTCGGTCGGCGGGTTTTCCGCTCTTTCAGGATTGAAGACGACGCTCATTTTCTCTTTTATCGTCGGCAATGCTTTCGACAAAGGTCTTGCGCCGTCGTGATAAAGATACTTCCAAAATCTGCAACGAGAATAAGAGTTGTCGTCTACGGGCTGATAATCGCCTTGCGGAGCGTCAATAAGGTAATCGCATATTTTACGCGTAAGGTCGGTTATTTGCGACATATCGTTGTAACTTTCCTGCGTGTTTATGTATGGAAACCATTGACTGTATTTAGGCATTTTCTTTCTCCGTTGCGCCGCTGTCTTCGGGTTTATCCGATTTTACGTTGAGTTTCGCTACTTCTTCTTGCAGTTTTTTTGCAAGTTCCGTAACTCTTTCGGGCGTGGAATATACCGACAACGCCGAAAGCAACCGATATATCGGGTTATTGTAGTGAGATTTGAGATTTTCGATTTCTATGTACACCATTCTTTGGAGTTCTTTGAAATCGGTGAGAATATCAAAGGCTTTTTCCTTGAATAATGGATTGACCTTATATCTCTCAATTTGATTTATCATTGCGCCTCCCGCATAGAAATCATACTGCTCGTAAGAATCTTTCTTTTCGTCCATTTCAATGTCGAAATAAAAGCCGAGCAATGTGTTTTGCAAGAGTATTGCTTTAAGCGGCGCATTTTCGCCTTGAACCGCAGGCAACGCAAGGATCTCGTTTATATCGTAGTCTTCCTTTTCGGCGACTACGGAAATAAGACAATGCTTCGCTATCTGATAGGAAATGACTTGTTTATCTGCAAGCGGCATATAGGTTTTTGCCTTTTGCATAAGTTCGTCGGTTATTCTGAAATATTCGTTCATAATCTTTTACCTTAAAACTGCAACCGTTTGACGGCGGGTATCGTTGCTTTGTAGTAGAGATTTTGCTCGTATTGCCTCATTTCTTCGGCAAGTTTACGGCGCAGTTGATTGAGCCGAGCCGTGTCCGCGTCCATTTTACGGGCGCGGTTTTGTTCGTAAAAACTCTTATCTTCTACTTTTGCAACGTTGGAAAGCCAATCGGTATTGAAACGGTCTTGCCATACGACCTGAAAACACATTCCGAGAATACTCTTCATTTCGATAGGCAAATCGTTTGCAAAATACCCGTCCGTATAGAAGTCAAAATCGAATACAACGCCTTTTGCTATCGGATTATCCGCCGTGGCGTTTATCGTTACGTTACCCGTCGTTTTATCGTATTCGCACTCGGCAGCGGGTAAAGAAACAACGTTGCCCGACGCGTCGCGCGTAAGAACGTGCGCCGAAAATAACTCGTAGCCGACGTATTCGTCGCCAAGACTTACCACTTTCGACGAAGTGATAGTTTCCGTAAGCGTGTATTGCGTATTGTCATACTTTGCTTCGACGTATTTAGGGTCATTTTTATCGCCTACCAAATAAGGCAAAACCTCGGCGGGTTTATTGAAAAGCGGTATTGCAACGTTCAGATACGCCGACATTTTTCTCGCATAAAGCGGCGGATTGTCTACCGCTAATTCTTCAAGCCGTATATCGTCAACGTATTGAGCGCAATATTTCGTTAAGACTTCTAAAATCGGTGTCATTTTATTTTCCTTTTATTTTAGTCTGCGTTATCTGCCAAAACTCTCGCCATATCTTTGAGAATCGCTTTGAACATTCCGTCCTTATCCGTTTCTTTTGATATGTTGTTGAGGCGTTGAATAAGCGGTTGATTTACCCTGTTGTCGTGCGCCATATACGCATCAATATAAAGCGTTGCGATTATTGCCTTATGTTCGGGGCAAGCCAATTTGAAGATCTTACAAATAGTGTCTTCGGGCAAAGATAAAAGTTTGTAATAAATATCGGGCGAAAGAAGTTCGCCGTCTTCGTATTTAAGCCCGTAACGTTCTCTTTCGTCGTCCGTAAGCCCGGACAAGACTATAAGCCTTCTGTCTTTCAAACGGTCGAGAACGCCCGGCGTAAGATTTTGCAAAAATTCCTTTTTGGGAATATCTCTCGTGCCGCCTCTACCCTGAATGTCGCCTAACCTGTCATTAAGGTGTACGGTCGAACCTTCGGCTACAACGCCCATATACAAAAGCGTAACATATTCGTCCGCTTTATCCTTGACGTATACCGTCTGCGGCTGTACGTTTTGCATTGCCGCTTTAACCGCCTCGGCAACGGCTTTATTCACAATTTCGTGAAGTTCCGCTTCCGTGTAGGTTTTGCGAGATTCGCCCGCAGGTTTCGTGTTGTTTGTTTTTTTAATTTCCTCTGCCATTTTTCTTCTCCTTCGGAAAATTTTATTTCGGGGATTGCGGGAGTTGCACGCCGCATAATCGCTCTTATCCCCGTATAACGACGGCAACAGCAATATTGCCGTCGTATTGCGTATATATCGGTTTAAGCCGACAATTCCGTTAAATCGTAATCTTGATTATTCTGGAACTGAACGCGGGTTTGATATCGAATACCAACGTTTCAGAAATGTCGATAGTCATATCGGCGGTTTCTTCGGGGGTAAACGTAATGGTTATGGGCGAACCTTCGGCGATTGCGCCTACCATAGGCGCGTAGCCGATTTTAGCCATAATGTAGATATTCTTCTTTGTCTCGTCATCAAGACCGAGGAATTTCGGGTTGTAGTTCTGCGTGCCGGGAACTACCGCAAGACCCGCTTCGATAAGGTCTACGCCCGCAACGTTGGCAAGGAAGCCGTTCTTTACGAACTCCGTACCGATTTCGCCCTGAATACCCGCTACCGCGCCGTCCGTGCCAACCGTAGGAAGTATTTTGGAAAGTCCGGCAAGAGAGCCGAGTGCCATAAGTTGAGTACGCGAAACGCCGTTGAGTGCTTGCGACTGCATTAACGCCTGATTCCAGTTATCAAGCGAGAAGCCGTCGATTACGCTACCCGAAGGCATATATTTCGTGTTCGCTATCGCCTTGTTAAATTCGCCGAGCGTCATAGCGTACATTTTGCTTGCCGCGCCGCGTGCAAACGCAGCGTAGTAACGACCCGCTTCGCCGTCGATAACATCCTGATACCACTTGATTTTGGTCTTTGCGGTATACGGCTTAGGCGTAACGGCGATTTGGCTCTTGTAAAGATATTGATACGGTTTACTCGAAACAGAACCCCAAGAATCGTCGTCGAATACGAAGAAATCGTTTGACAAAACGTCTACGAGTTTAGTTTCGCCGATTCTGCCTCTTTCCCAAGTAACGAGTTTATCCATTACTCCATCCATAACGGCGGGAAGCAACGGCGTGATAACTTCTTGCGAAATCGACTGCAACGCGTTAAGGAAAATCGGATTTTTATAAAGTCCGAGATCGTTTTCGACTTCTTTCATGGTCGAATACGGGGCTTTACCGATTACCGTGTTTGCCTGCGCCGCGCAGAAAAGAACGGTGTTTACCCAAGTGTTACGCGAAAAAGACGCGTAATCTTCTACTTTGGAAGTGTAGGAATTGCTCCTGCTTTTGTTTGCAATTCTGCCGAAATATTCGACGGTTGCAAGTCTGCCCGCGCTGATAAGTTCGTCGCGGCTGATTTCTCTCGACTTCCCTTCGGCAGAGCATACTTTGATTTTTTGATTGTTGTTGGATTTGTAAGAGAATATATCTCTCGACAAAGCATTTAAGGATTTTGCGTTCATTCTTTTGTCCTCCTATTAACCTGCGGCTTTTACGCTGCGGAGACATCTGACGGTAATCTTCTGACCGCCGTCATACGCGCCTTCGATAAAGCGTTTGCCGAAATCTTCGATTGCAAAGTAAACACTGCCGTCGGTGGGCGCAGCCGCTACCGCAACAAGCAAGCCGTTAGCAATCGTAGCGAATTTGAGCGAAGCGGACGGGGCGGTAGAGAAGTTGCCCGCGCCGAAATTGTACTGCTCGCCGACCATAAGTTCGGTGAAGTCGCCTCTTTCGTCTGCTGGAAGAGCAAGACCGAGCGTTTTGCCGGGAAGGTTGATTACCATTCCGTCGCTGTCTACGGCTTTGTTCACGTCGTAAGTGTTGCAAGCATAAATGCCCGTTCTGTCGCCGGGAAGACCCGCAACCGCGCCACTCGCCGCCGCGATCATATAATAACTGTTTGCGTTTTTAAGACCCGCACTTTCATATCCCAAAAGCGGAAGTCTGTCTTTGGTTACGCAAAGGAAACCTGCGGCGCAGTCGTCGGGCGTAAAATCGCTACCGCTGAACGAGCCGAATTTACCCGTTACGTTTTGATTGTCGTTTCTCTTCGAGTTGGAAACTAATACTTCAAAACGAGTATTTTGAATTTTGCTCATAATTGAGTTCTCCTTTATTTTTATTGATTAGTCATTTTGTCGATAAGGTTTTGAACGTCGTCGCCGCCGTTGTTCTTATCGGAGTTCGTTTTGGGAATTTCCCAAGCGAAAGCCTTCTGCATTTTCGCTTTGTTTTGTTCGCGAATTATGCTCATACAACGCGCGTCAACGTCGCAACGCGCCTTTTCGTCGCCGACAAACTTGCCGTCTTCTTCCATCTCGGAATACTTTGCGACTTTTTCGTCGGTCAAAAGGTCGTCGCACTCGTTATCCGCGATATCGGCGAGAGAATTTTCTTTGTTCTTCGCGAGTTGTTCGCGGACGGCGTTTTTAACCGCTTCTTTTCTACGCGCCATTTCGGCATCCTGCATAGTTTTAAGCGATTTTTCGACTGCTTCTTTGCCTTCTTTGACCGAATTGAGTTCGGCTTTAAGTTCGGCGTTTTCGGCGGTCAAATCTTCGATTACCGCGTCGAGGGCAACTTTTATTTCGTTTTCACCTTCGCCAAAAACAACAGTCGCGTTGACGGCGGTTTTAACGCCCTCGACTATTTCGCCGTTGTCTTGAACTGCGGTAGAAACAAAAGCGTCGTTTTTGTCGAGCGATAAAAGAGCGACTTTCTCGCCGTCTACGCCGACAACTCTGAACCCGTTGAACTTACCGTTTTTTAAGTCTTTGAGTTTCATAACTGTTACTTTGTTCTCCTTTTTTGTTTTTGATTGCGGATTTTTTTGTTTTTGCTCTTGCATTGACGCGACTCGTAATGTCTCTTCTCTAATCTTGTCAACACCCAAAGCGGATAAGGCTCTGATATTCGCTCCCGTTACTGCGGGGGCTACGTCGTCGCCCAATATAGTCGTGCCGAGTATCTGATATTTGGTAAACACCTCGGTAGAACCCTCTTTGTGCATTTCGTCAACGAGGGTTTCAATGCTGATAGACATTCCGTCAAGACCCTGTTTCTTGATTTTTTCCACCAACTCCTGCGCGTACCATTGCCAGATATACCCAATGCCTACTATCCATTTTTTACCGTCTTTTTCTTCGATTCTTATATCGCTGTCGTTATCGAAGAAACCGACTATTCTTTCGGCGGTAGAACTCATAAACGAAGCGATAACGCTTCCGTCGGGGTTGCTTACCTCTCTGAAATTGTGTCCGTCGCCGATTTTGTCGCCCACATAAGCGACGAGTATAGGCGTTTTCGCAAAAAGATTTTTATGCTCTTCCAAACGCTCGTAACGCCAATCGTTGTTGTTCGTTATATCGTTGAGAAGCCATAATTCCGCTTTCTGCCGCCAACCGTCTTTTTCGGCAAGAATTTTAAGTTTACCGATAAAAGAATTGTAAGTTTTCCCGTTTTCGGTTATCGTTTTGAATTTGCTCATCGTCGTTTACCTGCTTGCCTTTTTTGAATATATAAAAGGGGCTACGAGCAACCATCAAGAAAAATATCCCGATAGTTCTCTCATAGCCCCGTTTGGCTGTCGTTTACACCCCGTTTGGCGAAACCGCTATATATTCAGTTGTGTTAATTTTACTTTAAGTCGATCCCGTCGATAAACTCTTGCAGAGTATCGGGCGTTTCTTCGACCGTTTCAGCCTTTTTATCGGCTTTTTTCGTTTTTTTGCTTTTTCCGTTTACCGAAGCAGTTGCGATTTCTTTGATTTCGTCAGTAGTAATAGTTCCGTCTGCAACCGCTTCGTCAACCTTTTCGAGTACCGCTTTGCCCTCTTCGCTATCATAGGGATTTTCTATCTTTACACCTAAAAATCTCTCGAATATGCCATAAAGAGCAATAGACTGACCGCCGAGAATAAAACCTGCGGCAACGTCGAAAGCAGTTTTCATTAAATAGGTATCGTATAAATATTCACCCAAGCACCCGAACGCAAACGGCAGTAAAAGTATTACCGAATTTACCGCTTTACGGGTTCTTTCTACTTTTATTTTTACCGTAAAATGCTTTATAGGTATCTTGATTGCCTGCGTAAGAAGAAATATAATAGCCGCCATAATCCATATCATATAATAGCGATTATGCAGTACCTTTACCACAAAATCCATAACTATCCCTCCTTATTCATCGGCGAGTTGTTTATCGATTTCGGTAATAACGGCTTTGAAACTTTCTTCTACTTTTGCCTGAATCTTTTCGTTAGCCCTATCCTTGAAAGCGGCTTTCTGCAAATCGTAACTGTTGATTATCTCGGAAACCTGCTTATCGTAGGCAGCCTTTGCGGTATTTAAGCCTTTCTGCTTTTCGGTTTCGAGCCTCGTCATTTCGGGTTCGATAACTTCGATGTTCGCTTTGGCTTTTTGATTTGCGATTTCGGATTGTTTCAACGCTTCGATATTCGCTTTGGTCTTTTGAAGTTCCTGTCTGATACAATCTAACATAACCTTTTTACCTCCACGCCTTAATATGCGAGTTGCGATTCTTCCGCAGGCTCGTCCGTCGCTTCTGCCCGCACCTCTTCCGTAACGTCGGCTTCTACGACTGCTTCGGGTTCGGGGTATTTGATAAGTCCGAGTTTAGCCGCGCAGTCTTCGAGTTCGACGATTTCGGCGGATAATCTGTTCTTATCGGTGGAAGCGATTTCTTTGTCGAGGTTTTCAAGTTCGACTGCGAGTTGCGCCCGTCTTACGATTTTGTTTTCGTAATCGTCTACGAGTGCTTTTCTTTTCTCAATTTCAGCCACGATAACGTGGTCTTTATTGATAACTTCATAATCCATTTTCGTTTACTCTCCTTTTATAGATTTTTAATAAATATTTTTTATAAAGTCCGTTTCCACCATTGTTCTTCCTTGAAAAAAGACGTTTATCTGTGTTAATTGATAATTCCGAAGCGTTTCAAAAGGAATATAATCCCTATTCCTACGCCGATAATTATCGCCCATTTTATCGTTTGAAGTATGGGCTTGTCGAGTTTGGATAAGTTTCTGCCGAGTTGACGGAATCTGTTTACGAAGTCCGAATAAGAGAAATCTTTCGGCACTTTGTACTTTTCGCCTTTGCCGTCTACGACTTCAACCATATTTTCGGGCGCGCTGTTGTATAAATACAAGAACTTTTCGACCTGCTTTCTTCGTTTGTTAAGCATTTGAGTGTGCCGCGCGTCCTGTTCAAGCGTATCCATTTCGTATTTATGTTGTCGATTGAGTTGCGCCCGCAAATGTTTAAGCCGTAATTCCCGCGTTTCCGTTTCGTAAAGGCTTTCGGCGGTCTGCACGTTCCTTTTGCGAATCTCGCTCGCTTCTTTTGCAAGGTCGGATTTTATCCGTTCTTCGCCACACCTGCGCCCTAATTCCTGCACTTCTTTCGTTTGTAACAGTTCGTTTTCTTTGTCCTTTACAACGTCCATTACGCTCGTTTGATTGCTTTCGGCGGGCTTTACGGCGACTTCGGTTTTATTCTTTTTTTCTTCGATTTCTTTTTCGGCGAGTTGCCTTAACTCGTCCATAGATTTAAGTTCTGCCATAATCCACCAACCTTTTTACTCGTCGCCCCGATTACTCTTTTATCTGCGGAGCGTTGTTTTTTACCCAATTGTCGAAAGAACTGTACGACGGCTCGTTATCCCACATAGACCATGCGTCCAACAAAAACGCCCTGTCCGCGCTGTTACGCATTTGCAGATCTTCGACCTTTCTCGCAAGCGCGGAAAACTCTCTGTGTTCGCCGTCAACGACGAATACGAACTCTCTTAACGTTTCGTCCGTTTCGTCGATTATACCCACGCAAACCTCGAAAACCTTGTCAAGGTCGTCAAACTCTTCGACGAGTTCGTTTATTGGCGGATATTCGACTATCAAGCCCTTTTCGGCTAAAATAGCCTTAAAATCGTCAACGTAATCGGGTTGCTTGTGTTCGAGCGAATGTATGTACCCCGTAAGCGATTTTAAGCCGAACTTCGCCCAAGTTATCTCTTTTATGAAAGCGAAAAACCTTTCCGCTTCGCCGTATGCGGTCATAATTTTACGCATAAGCGGTTTAAGAAACGCAAAATCTGCGTTGTCGTAATTGTAAAAATCTCTCTTTTTCATACCTTATCTAACTCCATAAGCAAAGTTCGCTTTACTTCGTACACTTTACCGTTCATAATTTCAAGCCGATTACCGCGCCGTCTGCAATCTTCGGCAAGTCGCTCGATCGTCTTTATGTTATCGGGGATATTCGTGTACGAAGGTACGCTTTTACTCGGTATATTCGTCGGGGCAAAACCCGTAGAATTGTATCGATTAGTTTGCATTTTCTACCGCCTCTGCGTTTTCGAAGATTTCTCTTTGTTCTTGCGGAATGTCCTTGTCTGTTTCTACATAGGTATACGGCGCAGTTTCAATATCGATTGCCTCGGTGTACTCTTCTGTTGTTCCGACTTTTTTAATAATTTTGTTGTTGTCAGAATATGACTTGTAAAGTTTTACACCGTCATTTCTTGTTATATAGTATTCTTTTACTATCATACTGATGACTCCTCAATCTTACTTGCAAATGTGCTCCAGTTAGTGGCTGCTTTATAGACATCCCCTGTTCCTTTGGGAACAACAATCTTTTCAATAGTGTTAGCCATAAATGTACTGGGCTGTATAGTCGGTGGGGTTGTTGCTAATACAGTTACATTTGTAAGTTTTTCACAAGAATAGAATGCACTACTACCTATACTTGTTACACTATTTGGTATAGTTACACTTGTAAGACTACGGCAATAATAGAATGCACTACTATCTATACTTGTTACACTATTTGGTATAGTTACACTTGTAAGATTGGAACACTGGGAAAATGCACTATTACCTATACTTGTTACACTATTTGGTATAGTTACACTTGTAAGACTACGGCAATAATAGAATACAAAGTCGCGTATAATCGTTGCACCTTTCAAATCTCCCGCAGTTAATTCATTTATACTACCGTCTACAATCTGTCCTATCTTATTATTGTCAATAGCAACATTTGTCGTAACGACAACTTTTGTCATTGCCTTGCCATCAGTTGCATTTACTTCGGTTGTGCCGTTTTCGGTAATAGTTACCGTTTTTTCTTCTTCGGGCAACTTACCTTCTAAACTGCCGACTACGCCGCCGATATTTACGCCGCTTTTGATATTCTCCGCCGCCATAGTCGCAGGCTTTAATACCGTGGCTTGCGTCATCGTTTTGCCGTCGTCGGAATTTATTATCTGATTGCCGTTTGCCATATCGAGAGCAACCGTTTTTTCTTGCGTTGGCGTATCACCGCCGCCTTTTATGCCTTTTAACGCAAGTATTTTCCAGAAACCGTCGGACATATCAGTTACCCCTTGAAGTAGTAGTCATAGCGTAGACGGAAATCGCGCCGCCTACGACCGATACGAGATTGACTTTGAGTTCGGTCATACCCTCTACGTAATACGTATACACGCCCGTAGAAGTAACCGAATTTTTCGTATTAAACGCGCCGTCAAAGCCCGTAAGGTTGACAAATTCGCCGTTTCCGCGATTGCAACGACCTTGCACCTGCAAAGTGAACGCCGAAGCCGTGCCGTCAACCTGAACGAAAAGCATTTCGCCTACGGCGTTGGGTATTACCTCGCTTTCGCCCGCAACGCTTTTTCCGTCTAATACAAGTTTCATTTTATCTCTAATCATTTGAGTGTCGCTCCTTTTTCAGATTTATTGATTACCGCCGTCGCCGCTGTCTGCGGTTTTTTCGTTGCCTTCGGTTATGCCCTCGGCTTTCGGTCTGCCACCCGTAGGCGGTAAACCGCTGTTTTCTTGTTTTGCCGTATAACTCGTTATCGGCGGGATAAGCATATCGAGAAGTCCGCTTTCTTTTATAGCGTTCATCATAGATAACTTATCTACCCAACTCTGTCTGTCGAGCGCGGCTAAAACGAAATGCGCCGATATATCGCCGTTTGCAATGGCGGTATTCGCGTTTTTACGCTCTTCTTCTTCGGTGTAGATAGTACCGAAAAAGTGGAAATCCCATTCGTAATTGAGATTGAGCGACTTATAGATAGTATTTATCATTCGTTCAAATTGACGATAAATACATTCGGTATATCTCGCTTCTAACTTTGCCGACAAATTCGCCTGACCCGCTTTCGGATCGCTTATCGGGATAATCGCGGCAAGTCCGCTCTTTTCGGTCGCGTATTCGTTGAAACTGCTTGCAACCTTATTTGCGTTCGCGCTTTCGGGATAATCGTGCGACTTAATGTTTTGCACGGGCGCGGTGAAAAACGCCGTTCCGCTCGTATTATTTGCCGCCATAAGATTATCGAAAAAGGCTTCAAACATAAACTTGCCCGCTTCCGAAAGCCTATAATTGTCGGGTTTTGTCGCCCCGTCGTCGTTAAAATACGGGATTTCGCCCGTAAATATCTTGATAAGCGGATTTAAGAGCAAACTTATCTGCGCGTTTTCGTAGTCCGCTTGTTGCGCGTAAGTTATCATTAAACCGCTCAACGGGCTTGCGACGTTTACGGTCGTGTCGTCTATCTCGAAAGTCCACACTTTTTCGACGGGCAAACTTACGTAATAGAACCATCTGCCGTTTTGCTCGAAAACCTGCGGGCTGCCCGCCGCGTTCGTTTTAACTTTGTCGTAGTAAAATCTTTTATCTACACCCTTACACGAAACGCTTGCGTAGCGGACGTTTCTGCTTCTTTCCGTTTCTTTCGGCTCGGAAAACATATCGTTGAAATCGTCAAGATACGGCAAAAATAAATCGCCGTACTGTCTTACGTCCGTTCCCGGTTGCATAAAGTACATAAGGTTGAACGAAACCGTATAACCCGAAACATTGTTTCTGCCGATTATCGTACACCAATCTATCGGCAAAGCCGTCATAAACGCAAAATTTACCTGATTATGCGTTTTATCGACCCGTACTCTCGGATAATAGAAAACTTTGCCCTGCGTTAAGGCTTCGCCCGCCACCCTATGCGCCTGAACGTCGGGCGCAAACTCTTTGTTGAGTTTATCGAGCAAAATCGCTTCGCGTTTGAACTCTTTCGCTTTCGCGTCCTCGGCTTCTATGTATTTCGGCTTGAAGTAATAACGATAAGTCGGTATATCCTGATAGGTTTTTACTATCTTAAAGTAGGGATAAGCCGTCCATTTAAGCGTTTCGCTCGTCTGCCTTAACGGAATTTCGTTTTGGTACGGAGCGCGTAAAAATTCAGCAATATCGTCTTTGTTATACGGCGCAGGCAAAGACTGCAAACCTTTCATTCGCAGGTTTTGCACCGTAGGCATATTCGCCCAATATCCGCCTGCCCTACTGAACGCCGAGTAAAACCCTTGTGCCGAAATCGCGCCGCCGTAATTCTGCATTAAACTTCTGAAACGGTCTAACACAGGCGTAAAAGAAGAATTATCCGCGCCGTTCTGCGACGAATTTGTTTTGATTTCGTTTGCTTCCTTTTCGGCTTGCTCTCTCGCTTTTTTCTTGGCGCGACAACGGGCAACCCTTTCACGATTAAGTGCTTTTTGTTGCTCACGCTTTTCGTCGTTATTAAGTTGTGTCGTAGTCGTTTTCGCCATAGTCCTTTAATTACCTTTTTCTTTGTCTGCCTGTGCTTTTAATTCCCTTTCAAAAACCGTTAAAAAGTCGCTTAAAGCCTTGTTTATGCTTTCCGCCGAATCATTTATCGCCTCGGCGTTTACCGTTAGTTTAACACCTAAAAGCCACTTTTTTTCTTCGGGTTTCAGCAAGTCTTCTCTCGTTACTTCTTTCATACCCTCAATCGGATCGTAGTGGTATGCAAGCATATATCCGCTGCTTGTGGGGCTGAAATAAGTGTATTCAACCTCTTTCGGCAGTGCTTGATACGTTGAAACGTATAATTTGTACTTTTTCATTTATCGTCTCCTTAACGAAAGCAAACTCGACACTTTGTTGTTCGTCCGTTTAACATGCGGGATATACCCGCCGTGCTTGAACTCGTCTATCTTTTTATCCCAGTCGGATTTCGGTTGATAATTTTCTTTTACGAGAGTATCTTCGAGCATTGAAATAAGCCTTAACCCGTATTTTGCCGCCGAGTGTCTATCCCTTTGAATACTCTTATGCTTTCTGCTTTCTTTAACCGAAGTGCCACTCGGCTTGACTTCGAGATTTTGAATTTCTTCTACCCAGCCGTTAGTTTGCTTATACGGCAACGCGATTTTACCGTCGTCGAAGTTATCTTTTATGCCGTGATTGAGTTTGTACGCTTCTACGCCGTCAAGCACGTTTGGGATAAGAATTTCGATATTGCCTTGTTCCCACTCTTTTTGCAGATAGCGTATCATAACGCCTTCGTCGTCCGTTCCGCCTGCTCTCGTCGCTTTAAGTGGATAAATAACGGGTAATGCGTTGGGCTGTTCGATTTCGGTATATGCGCAATGCTTGAAACAACAGAGCGTAGGCGTTCCGTCGTTCGTCGGTTTCATTAACTCTTGCACGACTGTTTTACCGACCGCGCGAGCGTCTACGACGATATACGTCGCTTGTCCGCCGCTTAAACAAAACCGCAGCCACAAATCTTTAAGTTTCCGAGCCTGCAAGGCTTCCGTATACGGCGGGCGGTAAGAATCGACCCACACCGCTTGTTTCCTGTATTTATCGCGTTTCGTTTCGTTGGAAAACCGCGTACATTTCCACACCACGTCAGCACAGAGCGCGTTTTTTTGCCCTTCTTCATACGAAACGTCGTGCGCAACCACGTATATGACGTTCGGATCGCCGCAATGTCGGCTTTCCATAGACTTTAACACTCTGCTGCGAGATAAAATCTCATCGGTAAGCATAGGGTTATCGCCCGTACCCGTATAGGTAACTTCCATTTCACGCTTCCAAACTTCCGTGGAAGACGTTTCTTTTTCTTTCTTGTAATAGGCTATATCACGCAAATTACAAAGCAAAGCGGAAATCCACGATATATCCATACAAAAGCCGTCGTATTTATCGCCGTATTTCATAGCCTTTAACGCCATTGCCCGATAAACCGTAAAAGCCTTGTTTTGCCTCGAAGCCGCGTTGGATATATACGCTTGTTTTAATTGTATTCTCGTTCGGTCTTTTACGCCGTTGACCGTTCTCGTAAGCCTATGGCCCTTTTTAACGTCTTCTTCAAACGTCGTAAAGTCGAAACCGTCTTCACCCTCTTGGGCTATTTCTTCACCGATTAACGAACCGAAGTTATCGCCACGCGGGGCGTACATTGAAAACTCGCTGCCGTTATTCGTCGTTATCTTAAACATTGCGTCGCGGTCGTTGTTTTTGTTCCACCAACTCGATAGCAGCGGATAACACCGCTCTACCGAAGCGAACGCCTGCGAAGCAAGCACCGCCGACTGCTTTTGATTCGGCGCGAAATAACGTACTCTTTCGCCCGGATATAACACGCCGTCAACTTCCTTACCCGCCAACACGACGAAGGTTTTCGTAATACCTCTTGCACCCGTGATATAGGTCGTCTGATACCGAGCCTGTACTCTCAACATTATTCTTTGCGGCAGTTCCAACCCGTAAGGCGCATTTGGCGATCGCAACAAATCTAAAAGGAAATCGGGGTAAAAGCGGAATATACTTATAAGCAACGCCCACGATTTTTGATTGACGTTATCATAATCGAAAGCCTGCTCTTTGTTTACCGTTTCCCAACGTCCGCGTTTTTGCGACCACCTTTTACCCTGACCGCTATAATATCCCGTCGGCATTATTCTTCACCGCCGTTTTTTCTCTTTTTATCCGCCTTTTCAATCTGCACTTTTGTAAGCCCGGCATAACGCTTCGCTTCCTTTTCCTGCTCGGTTTCTTCGGGTTCAAATTCACCGTATTCGTCAACCGCCGCGTATTCTTCGGGCAGATTGATTAAAGTCTGCTCGTCGGCGTTTTTACGCATTGAGTTCATAATATCGAGTATTACTTGGTCTGCAACGTCGAGCGAGTATTTATATTTGGGCGACTTTACGAATTTATCCCTGAATACTTCTATCAACTCGTCGTAGGTAAGCAAGTCGCCGTTTTGCATAAGCCCTGCGTTTTCCAACGCCAAAACCATTGAATCGAGCCTTAACGCTTCAACGGGCTTTTCGTCTTTCTTACGCAACTGCTCGGAAGCAAGTATGCTGTCGATCGACTTCTGTACTTTATCGAAACTGCCCGCGTCGCCGATAGATTGCAGATAATCTTGTACAACTCGCAATTTGACTACTCGGCGTATCGTGCTTTCCATAGTGTCGTCGATAGTAACGCCCTTATATCTCGAAGCCATTGCATCGTATTGCGTATCGAGTTCGTTATATACCGCCGTCGTTATAGGAAAGTTTTGCCAAAGATTGCGTTCGCCCCATTTCGTGCGTTGTTCTGCCGTTCCCGGTAATTTATCAAGCCTTTCTTTTTCTCGCTTGCAAAACTCCGAAAAGTCTTTCGCTTGCATATTCTTACCGAATATTCTGAAAAGGTTCGTTTCACCGTCGGAAAAGGTCGCCGCTCTTTCGCCGATTAAGAGTTTATCGTTTTTATCGAGCAAATCAATATAGGCAAGCCATATATCGTCCGCAGTAAACAGGTCTTCGGATAAAAGCAAGGGATAAAGTGGAACGTCATATTTCAAACAAGTGAAAAATAAAGCCAACGATTCGCCGTTCTTTTGCCTTAACTCGTCGTAGGTCTTGCTTTCGCAGTCCAGACAATACGGCGAGCCTTCATATCGGCTGTTTTCTTCCGTGAGTTTCGTTCCGCACGAATGGCAAAAATATTCGGTTGTACTCGTCTTTCTGACTTGTTTTTTTACGCCCATTTCAACTCCTGCGGAAAACAAAAAAGCCCTGCGAGTGTTACCTCGCAAGACTTATAAAGACAATTTGCGTAAACGACACAATGCCCTTGTTCTTACAAGAGTAACCCAAGCGGCACATAAGCAATTAAGAACTCCTTGTCCGAGTTCCGAAACCTTTATCGTTCCGTGCTATCAAAGTGTCATTTACAACGGCGCATAACGCACCTATATTCAATTTACATTATCATATTACATCACAATTACGAATTTGTCAAGAGGTTATGTAATTTTTTTAGTAATAATTAAATTTTTTTCGGGAAACGGGCGGATCTCCCTTGACTAAACATATATCTATCAATCGGTGTTATTTTTTATTATAATTTTTATTTACAAACGCGCCGCCCCGCGATTGTATCGTTAGTATTTTATAAAGCCGTCGCCATAGATTTTATTCAACTCGTCTATGACGTGTTTCATACCTAATCCGTCTTTGGTCGGTTTCCAGAAGCCGTCCGTATCATACGCCCCGCCGCCCATACAATACTCGTATTGACGCGGATGATTTTTTTTGAGTAATAAAAACCTTTCGTCGCCTTTACAATGCGCGGAATACATACAGAAGATACAACCTGTCCGTTTCGCGCCTGTCGTGCATAACTTGCCACAATCGCAAAGCGTTGCGCCGTATTGATACCCGCCGTCGTCTTGTACAACGACTTCACCGTACACTTTTGAAATCGGTAGATTATATTGCTTTATGTATTGCAGAACGTCTTGCTCCGTCCAAAAACTCATAGGGTTACTTATCGGCGATTTCATATCGAAACCGTTACATCCATTGCGAAGCCACTGCTGCTCGCGCAGTTGGCTTTCTTCCGCCATTTGCGCCGTCATAGGCATTTTGCCCGTGATTTTGCTGTATTCGTGAGCGGGCTTCTTTTTCATAACGTTACAACACATATGCGAAATCTTAAAGTCCGTAAAAAGCAACGGCGCGTACTTCGTTTTATTGTATTTGCTTTCGTTGCCGTTCTTGTCCTTTGCTGTGCCGAATAGTTTTTGTAATCGATACGGGTATCGATTACCCGTCAACGCCATTCGCCCTTGATATACGCACTCGCTGACCTCTTTACCTATTACGGGATAGCCGTAAGTCTTTATAACCTCGTCGAATCGCATTGCCGGTCTTAAAATTTCAACATTATCAAAGTCTTTAACGAATTGCTGATTTTCGGGATATTCAAGCCCGGTATTGATAAACACGGCTTTTATGGACAGATATAGTTTTCGTACCATATCCAACAGCACCGTGCTATCCTTACCGCCCGAAAACGAAACGTAAACGCCGTCTACGCCGTAATACTGCACCCATTCGCGTATGCGCTGTTGAGTGCGCATTACCTTTAATTCAAGCGGTAAAGACTGTAATTGAGTTAGTTCACTTCTCGTCGGCATTTTTACTCTCCTAAATCTTGAACGTAAGTACACGTCTCACAATCGCCGTGAGGACAGTCTAATATATCGTCATATAAATCACACATTTTACACCTCTTTTAACTCTTTGACCCACATATACGACTGTGGCGGGCGAGTTACTTTCCTTCTACACTCAAAAAACAGCCCGCCGTTATATTCGTGGTTCGGACAAAGATTGCAAATCAGGTCTTTACCCTCGAATTTGCATATCGGTCTAAACTCGCTTAACTCTTTCGGATTGTCGTAAATCTTTAAGTCGGATATATGCCAGCCGTAGCCGTCTTGGTTGCCCAAATAATCTGCTGTTTGATTGTCCGTCAGACAACTCATATCCCTAAAAAGTTGCGGCTCTAACTGATTAAGGTTTTCGTCCGCAAACATAATACCGCCAAAGGCGTTTACAAGGTTATAAACCTTATCGCAGATAAACTCGCCGATTACTCTGCCAAACCCATAATAAGCGTCTGTGTTTTCCCAAAAATTTACCTTTTCTAATACTTTCCCGTGTTCTATGGGCAACAGGTTTTTACGGTCTTTCGTGCAATAGATATAAGCCTTAAACGGTAATTCTTTCGGCGCAGATTTGCGAACTTCGATTGTCTTTTCGCCATTCACTATTTTTTCAACCCATTCAGGGCGTATTGATATTAAAACTGATTTCATTTTACATATCCTCTTCATTTTTCTTCAAACTTCCTACAAGCCGTATTTTTTAATCTTATGTCTGTTGCCGAGCAAGAACTCATACGCCACAATTCGCATTTATAATAGTTTTTGCGATTCCAACTCCAACAAATACAATGTTTGCAATCCTTACATTTAACGCCGTCGAGTGTTCCGTAAAGTTCCTGCATTGTCTTAAACTTCCGCGAAGGTTTATTAACCAGCGGTTCTCTATCTTCGCCAAACAAATCAATCATTTTTATCTCCTTTTAACTCATCTAACTGAAAACGTAAATGATTGTTTAATGCCATAAGCCTGTCGATTTTTTTCACATTATTGTTAAGTTCGTCGCATATCTCGTGAATATCCTTAAACTCGTGTCTACACCCGTCGAGAATATTCGTTACATACAGAATTTTGCCATCTTTCACGACGAACCCGCGCACTATATCTTCAATGCTTTCATATTCTCTTTTCTGCGTATCTACGGGCTTTTCGACTGCTTCGCAAATGTTATCTTCGGGGATTTTTCGATAGCCTGCATTATAAAGGGCTTTGGATATATCGTAAGTACAGAGTGGCGTATATCCGTTAAACCCGCCATACTTGCCTATGTCCATTCTATAAGCAACTTGACCGTGAAATTTCTCCCGTATCAATTCATCTATTTCTTCTATCTGTATTAGTCTGTCCTTTTCAATCTGCTGTTCTTTGTTCATTCATATACTCCTTGTGTCAAAATAAGTAATATCTTTTATTCGATAACGACAAGTGCAATCGCGAGAAGTATTTTTACAAAGTTGAGCGTAATACTTGTACTTAATCGTTTTGCCGTTCTCGAACTTTATTTGTGTTACCTTTTGCAATTTATCTTTATTTATGCAGTCGCACTCGGCTATGCAATAAAAATATCTCATTATTTATCCTTTATCTTAATAACTCTTTATTGTCGTAAATGTTGCCGATTACTTCTACTTCCACCATATCTGAATTGTCGAAAGGAAGGAAAACTGCTATTCCGCACATCTCAGCATTATATTTTACTTCTTGAATTGTACTGTGATATGTCGATTTATAGCCCTCTATCCCAGTTGTTACCTTGACTATATCGCCCTCAAATATCTTTTTACCGTTTTTATCGGTCAAACCCGTAAACTGCCCTATGGTTTTGGGATCTACCTCTGCCAACATTATTGTGTACTCAAAATCGTTGGCTCTAAAACGATAAGGGCGGTTTCTATACATTTCACCACTTATGTCGTATGGAAGAATATAAGCCTCTTCGTCATCGACCTCTATAAGCCCGCCGCACACCCAACCATTAGGAGCATATCGGTCTATTTTTATAGGCTCAATTATTCGTTTCCCTCTAAATAAAATTTGTCTGTTCATTTTATACCCCTTACCATTCGGGCTTGTCTTTGAACTCTATTCCGTATTTGTCTTTCAGATAGCCGACAGCAGGCATAAAAAACAATTTCGGTAAATTCATTTTCGGAATATTTTCTTTTGCCCATTCGAGAAAAACTTCGGGTAAATCTATTGTCAGCATACAACACGTAATGATTTTGTTCAGGCACACCGCTGTATCGGCATCTATGCCTTCAACGTTTTTCATATCGATTTTTACAGGAATCCACGTTCTTGCATAGTCCAACTGTTTTTGAATTTTCTCTGATTTACTCGCCGCAAGTTCGGGTATTATTTGCAACCCTAATTCTTCAAGGTTGTTTCCGGTAAACCACTTTTTAATAATATCTATATCTTCGTAATGAAAAAGTTTATTTTCTTCGAGCAATTCTTTCAAAGATTTCATACTAATTTATCCCTCCTTAAAATGTTATCAACTATCGAAACGATAATTTTTTCAATATCATACTCGTAACAACGATTTGCTTCTTTCTTTACTTCTTTCGCGAACTTGTTGACGGCTTCTGCGGCAACTTTGTCAAACGCTTTTTTCATTTCGGGTATACATTCTAAATACTGCCGTGTCTTCTCGTCAACTTTACGATAACCCTTGTCGTAAAGTGCCTGCGCCGTTTTTAATGAGCCGTTTTTATCACGCCTGCCATGAATAAACTCTGCCATTTCCGCTATTTCTTTTTGCTGCTGTTCATTGTACATTTTTCTTTTTCTCTACTTTGTCTAAATAATTATTTACAAACAATGCAAAAACGAATATATCTTGCCGCGTTTCGGCAGGTAAGCCGTTCCATTGTTCGCTTTTGATTGACTGTTCCATTAGTCGTTTTGCTTTCAACTGTAAAAACTCTTTCTCGCCGATTTCCGTCATAATCCGTTTATCTCCAAAAAGTTGCCCTGCCCGAACGCGTTGTAACCCTCGATTCGACTTTTGGCTATGTTGTACCACTTTTCTTCTATCTCGAAACCGATAAAATTTCGTTTTAAGTGCTTACACGCCAAACCTGTCGTTCCGCTGCCCATAAAGCAGTCGAGAACCGTGTCGCCCTCTTTTGTCGAGTTGAGAATATGATTTTCTACAAAAGGTAACGGCTTTATCGTCGGGTGAAGAAAGTTGCCTTTATCCTTTACGTTTAACGGGCTTATGTAATACTTTTGTTTCGTCTTCATAGTTCCGCCGATTTTTGTTTTGCCGCCGTCGCGGAACATAAGACAATATTCGGTATCGCTTAAATATTTGCCGTTGCAAGTAGGTATCGGATTTTCTTTAATCCACGTAAGGATTTCAAAGCGACACCCGCGTTTGCCTACAAAATAATTCATAAGCGGTAAAATCTGCGCTTTACTGCACCAGATATAAACGTAAATGTTTTTCAACACTCTGCAAAACTCGTCCAAAATGTCGTAATCTATACCGAAAGCAATTTCTTTGATATTGTCGATACTTTTCATTGTGGATTTATACACTCGGCTTGCCGTGCTGTTTGTGTTTTCGCAGACTTTTTCGTACTCGGCGTGATAATCGCGTTTCTTTTCGCCGAAACAACCGCCACCGCCGTTACCCTCGATATCGTAAGGAATATCGCAATATACTAAATCTATGCTTTTGTCAGGTATTGTTTTTATGAGTTCGTAGCAGTCGCCGAGCCTTAAATCGATTTTGCTCATATCGTTTCCTATAAATCAAAAATTCGTAATTGTTGTTTTTCTTTTTCGAGCCGTTTACTTCCCAACTCGTAATAGTCTTTGTCGAGTTCCGCCCCTATATAATTTCTGCCCGTTCTGTAAGCGGCTATCGCAGTAGTGAAACTTCCCATAAACGGATCGAGAATTAAATCGCCGGGCTTTGTGTAGTAGTTAATCAGGTTGACCCATAGTTGAGTGGGTTTCTGCGTAGGATGAAATCGTTCGTCTTTGGCTTTCATATCGCCCTGAATCATTCCGTTATAAACGTAATGAAACACTCTTGCAACGCCTTTGCTGCACCACGCGATTTCGCAATCGGCAAAATCATTTCGCATTTTATCGTCGCAACGCTTATCCCACACAATCCAACTTGCCGTCGGCGGTAAATAATCTGTATAATAATTTCCGCCGAAAATAATCTGATTTTTACTGCACTTAAAGATTAAGTCGAAATATTCTTTCGTTATTCTCTGTTTATCCCACGGTTTGGTATCGGAATAGTTTCTTCTTTTTGCCTTTGCGTTTCCCGCAATCTCTTTACCATTAGTAAACGACATAGATTCAATGCCTATCCCGTAAGGCGGATCGGTTATGCACCAATCTGCCTTACCCCCCCTTGCCGACATATCGCGTAAGAGTTCGATGCAGTCGCAGTTGTAAACTTTATTCGTTTCGATTAGAGTTTCCATTCGACTTTCGTAATGCCCCCGCAACGCTCGCATTTGATTTCGACGGGTTGCCCCGCGCCGATATGTATCTCTCTGCCGTGCCGCTTGATTATGACAGTTTCGCCGACGAATTTGCCTATATAATTACCGCATTTTTGTTTAGCGGCGTTTAAGTGTTCGCAACGAATTACTTTTCTTTTAATCATTACCCAACTCCCCAATTTCTAATCGTTTACCCAATACCGCAAGAACAAAATCCGCGTTTTCTATCGTCGGCGTATTCCCGCCATTTATCCAACCCATAATCGTCGTGCGACTTACGCCGCTCTTTTCGGAAATCGATTTGATAGACATTCCGCTTTTCTCGATTTCTTCTAAAACACTTTCGGTAATTCCTTTCGTCATACTTCCTTTACCCTTATTCCGTACTTGTAAAGCATAAGTTTGCGTTTGATTACAAACTTTGCGTATTCCGTGCTTGCCGGGTTACGATATCCTTTACTGTCTTCTACGACTAATTGCCCCGTTCTGTTGTCTATATAAGCGAAATCGGCTATGTATTTGACGGCTCTTTCAATGACTTTTCCTTTAACAATAGACCCGTGCTTTCCGATCGTATCGGGTTCGCGTTGAGAAGGTATCAACTCAAACTCTTTTTGCAGTTCGAGATTGCTTATGATTTTCGCCCGCTCCATAAGTTTGAGTTCGGAATATCGTACCGCTTCACGCTTACTGTCGAACTCTATACCGTCTACAACGACTTTCTTATTGCCGAGTTTGTTTCGCTGTCCGTAGCACATTCTGTAACTCATAACTTACTCTCCTTTCGCGTCGTCTTCCCAAAAATCGTCGCTTTCGCCCGCATTAGAAAAATCGACAGTGTTAATGTTTTCATTTACATTTTCAACTTTTCCGTTGAAATTCGTTGTCGGGATAGATACGTTTCCGTTAAAAAATATCTTCATGGGCAATAGCCAGTTAAGCCGTACCTCTCGGAATCTTCTCGGATTACCTTGATTGTCGATAACTTCGCCTTCGTACATATAGCCGGCAAACTGCACTAAATCTCTTCGTCTTAACGACAGTGCGAAATTATAGATTTCTTTCGTGCGTTCGCTTGCGTAAATGGCACAAGGTACGTTTTGGTACACAGCCTGTTTGTTCTCGTTAAGTACCGAGCCGACCGTTACCGAAAAATGGATACGCGACGTAGTTCCGTTTCTCAAAGGGGTAATAGTTTTTTGTATAGGAGTTTGACCTTCTCTGCAACAAACGTAACCTACGCCGAGTACCATCCATTTTTTTAGTTTTTCAGAATATTGTTGAATTAACATTATTCTTCCTTTTTGCTTTTATTCAGCCTATTTCGGTTTGTTCTACCGCTTCTGTCGTCGGCTCGGCTTTCTTACGCCCGCGCTTAGGCTTCTCTTCTACGGGCGATTGTTGCTCGTCTTCCTGCGGTTCATCGCCGAAGAAGTCGTCTTCTGCTTGCTTTTGCTCTGTCTGGATTTGTTCTTTCGGTTCTATTGCGGGCGGCATAGTTCCGTTAAACGCAGAAGAAATATCTGCTTCGGTCTTTTCGTCGCCCTCGACTATATTACGCATTTCGATTGATTTCGGCGCGTTCTTTAACGCTCTGCGCAATACGAGGTTTTTGCACATTTCTTCGGTGTGCGCTATCCACGGTTGAGTTGCTGCCTGCTCTTCTTTCCAATCGAGTTTTTCGCCGTTCTTAACTTTTTCGTAAAGTTTGCGGTCGAAAGACTTGCTGTATCTTTCAGCCCACTTTAAGCACTGCTCGACGGTGAAATACACCGAATGATAAAAGCCGTTCGTTAAAAGGAAATAGCCGAGATACCCTACGACGGGCAAATTCTCACGCATATCCTCGTCTTCGTAAAACTTGATAACGGGCTTTCCCGTTTCGGGGTTTCTTCCGCGATATTCGCCCTGTCTTACGTCAACTGCGTCAAGGTCTTTGTACTGCCCTGTTCTCATAGCGAGTTGTATGCGCCCGGCAGTTCCTATCTGAAATTGACATTGGGCAATTTTTATCCAATCACCCGTATTTGGGTCTTTTACACTCTTCTTATACGGAACGAGATAATATTCGCCGAGCGTGGGCGACGGACTTAATTCAAGTGCTTCGCCTTGCAACGCCGCAGTGATAACCGAAGCCGGTGTGCAGTTCTGTAAAAGCGGATTAGCCGTTACCGCCGACATAACCGACGCGACAAAACGGTTAGCCCTTTTCGGGTCGCGTAGCGTACTGTTTATAAGTGCCTGATATTTCGGGCTTTGTATCGCTACACCGAATTTTACTTTTTCTTCGCCGTTGACCGGCGCGAGAGTATTATTTACTGCCATAATGTTTATTCTCCTTTCGGCACTCTGCCGTATTTAATTCCGTTTATTTTCATATATTCGCCGAGAGCCTTTAATTTCGTTTTCGTGCATACGACGCGGAAATCAATCGAGATAAGTTCCTCGTCCGTTTCCGCAACTTCGGCTTGTGCGGGCTGCGCTTGCGGCTGTTCGATCATCGGCGTTTCAACGCTCTGTTTCACCGCTTGTTGCTGTTCCGCTTTCTTGCGTTCGAGTTCTTCTTTCTGCGCTTTTAATTCGCGGTTCGCCGACAATATTTCGGTAAGACTCGCGCCATTTTTGTACTTTACCAAAAGCACAGTTTCAAATTCACTGTTAAGGTCGGATATCGCCGCGAGTTCGTCGCATATCGTTTTAATTTTGCCGTCGATTTCCTTGAATACCGCGTCATACTTCTTTCCTTTGTTTAGCCACGTTTTATCGAAAATCTGTTCCCAACCGCGATAATCTTTGATATTTGCGTAATCGTCGTGATTTTCAAAGTATCTTTTGAAATCGTTTTCTTTTTCGGCTTTAACCTTTTCTTCGGCGGCGGTTATCTGCGACCAAAGATTGTCTTTCGCTTCGGTAAGAACCGCAGTTACTTCTTTGAGTTTCTTTTCAAACAACTCATAGGGCTTGTTATACTCTTTTTTTACTTCCTTTCTACGACTTTCGATACTCGCGACGACTTTGTTAATTTCGGCACAACGCTTTCTTCCGTTGTCGAAGTCTTCGTCCGTTTTAAGTATGAGATTTCTGTCCGCTTCGGTTTGAGCGATAGCCCATTGTTTTACTTGCTCGCAGTTGGATAAAATCGCAGGCAATTTTTCAACGAAATCGTTTTGTACCTTAAATTCTATCGTCTGCGGCGTGTTAGCCTCTTCAAGCGTTTCTAACGCTTTGTCAATGCTGTATTCTTCCATTCTTAACCTTCTCCTGTTATTTTTTTTGTTAATTCTTTTATTTTGCTTTCATAGTCTACGTTAAACATTTTGCCGAATATCGCCATTAAGCAAGCGGTAACAATGCTATCCCCGAACGTGTGGTATTGTGCTGAACGACTTAAATTCTTGCCGATTTTGGATATGTCGTCGTCTTTAACGCCCATAAGCCTGCCACATTCGCGTTCCGTGAGTTTTCGTACCCGATAATCACATTCTTCTTTTTCTACAATTTTTACGCCGCTTCGTATCGCGCCGATTCCGCAATTCCTTGTCAAAGTTCCGACGGAACTTTGATCGGCTTTTATGCAATTGTTATAGTCATCAAAAACTATACTCTCTTTTTGTTGTTTCGGTTCATCAACTACCAATATTGCGGTTTTGAAACCTTCCGGGCGCGTAGTAATCGTCGGGGATATGCCAATATCGTTGACTTTTTTGTTAAAAGCGTCTACTATGTCGCCCTGCTTGCAGTCGTGATTTTTTATCGTTTCCCACGCTTGATTATAAAATCTATACATTTTTTCTTCCATAATTTTAGGTTGTGTATTACCCCCCCCCGCACGTCGTTATGGTCGGCGCAACCGTATTAACGTCATAAACCCGTCTCGTAAGGTCAAGAGTATGCTCGAATTTTCCGCCGAGCAGCCCTACAATCTTACAGCCTTTTGTTTCATTCTTCATAGTTCACCTCTACAATTACGTTATTTTGTTCAAACGCGCTTGTCGTTATAGCCGGGCAGTCGTTTTTCTTACCGCCTTTATTGAACCCGTGAGAGCGTTGAATAATATAATTATCGCAAGGGCGACTACCGTTTCTTGTAAGTACAGAGTTGGCAACGTTTTCCCCCCCCGTAGGTTCAAACCTAAAACCGTTTCCTTTTTCCTCGTTGAGAATATTTCGTTGGTAATAACTTTCAACGATTTTTTCGCTTATGTAGTACCGTTCGGCAACGTTCTTTTCAAGTACGTCTTTTAGTTTTAACTTATTGCCGATTGTTTTCGGAAATTCGTAGTAGTGATTGCCAAGTACGCTCACCATAAAACACCGCTCACGGTTTTGAGGGATTGAAAAGTCCGTCGCATTTATAACCTTCCATTTCGAGTGATAACCGAGTTCGTCTAAAAACGCTACCCACTCGGCAAACGCTTTAATGTTCTTTTGCCCGATTACCTGCTTTACATTTTCCATTAAAAGCACTTGCGGAAGTTCTTTCGTTTCTTTCAAAAGCCGTTCGACTTCCCAAAGCATACCGCTTCGAGTACCGCTTCCGCGTTCCATACCTTTGCCTAACCCGGCGGCGGATAAATCCTGACAAGGGAAACTGTAAGTAAGTAAGTAACAATATTTGTTCGTTTCTTTAATTCCCAAGTCTTCGCCTTTTGCGTTGCATATCGAAACAAGATTGTGGCAAGCGCGGATATTATTGTAAATCGTCCGCAATTTGCTTTCGCCGTATCTTTGCAATTGTTCTTTCGTAAGCGGTACGTTGTAATCGGCACTCACGCCCGATTTATACAAAGTTTCTACGAGTTGGGCTTTACTCATTCCGACCGAATAATCGGTGTCGTCGTTCTCGAAATGTAGGTCTTTTAATGCTTGTATCGACGGAATCGCCCATTCGCACGTTCTGTAATGCTCGAAAGGCACGCCGATATATTTAAGAGCCAACGCCTGACTGTCGTACCCCGAAAAAAGAGTTATCAATCTCAACGGTTTATCAACCTTGAAAGGCTTATCGCCGTCAAACATACTTATCTGCATTATTCTTCCCTCAAAGTGTCAACGTCTGCGGCGGTCGCTTGTTCGTTTTGACAAACTTCCAAAACTCAACTGCTTTTTGCGTTATGTATTCGATTTCGCTTTCGACTTCATTACGCTCGATCGTGTAATGACGAATTTCGGATTTTCCGTCCGGGAATATTAACTGCGCCGTCAAAACAACGAAATCAAATTTCGTTACCGCGAGTTGGTCGCATACCTGAATAAAGTAGTGTTGCGGGATTGAGTTATTATCCCACCGTTCCAAATCGGCTTTACTCATTATCCACGCCGTTTTACACTCCCATACACCGTGAGCCTTATCGTCGAACCTTATCAGTTCGCCGTCAAGCGTTGCCGTCAGGAACGAATACTTTACGTGGTGGTAAACTCTGAAAGCGTGATACTCAACCGAATATTTATCTTTGTGTTGGAGTTCAAACAACGCTCTAATATGCTCTTCGGCTTGTACGCCGTACTGCACTCTCTCGTTGGTCGAAAGGTCTTTCGGTTCTCGCTTACCTACCTTTTCTTCCCACACGACTATCGGCGAATTAAACCCCATTCCGATTGCGCTTGCAACTTCGCTCGCGCCGAGCGTTTTCCGTCTTGCGTTAAGCCATTCTTTTCTGTTTTTCCATTCGATATATCCCATAAAACTTTTACCCGATAAATAATTGCGCGTTTTTCGGCTCGTCTAACGCTTGCAAGAAAGCGGTTATAGCCTTTTCTAACGGCGCGTAAGATATGCCGTTTTTCTTCTCAAAATCAAGATTAGGAAGTATTCCGTAAAGCATCTCCTCAACTCTCGAAAGCACTTCGAAAAAAGTTCTTTCGTTGTCAGGCACATCCGCCGAAGTTCTCGCTATCCGAAATCCCTTGTAACCGTTATGTGAGATTACCGGGAATTTCTTTTTAAGCGCAGACACGTAAGCCCGTGCTTCTCGCTCGCCCGACAGACCTACCGTTTCGGCGATTTCTTCTTTTTGCACCCCTTTATGCGGAGTTCCCGTTTGAAGTAATTTCGCCGCTTTTATAAGCCGTTGGCGCGTTGCTTCGTCGTATTCTTTATTCAGCATTTGTTTTGCCGTCAGCATTTTCGTACTCCCCTTTCAATCAAATTCGTTTAATATCGAAATACCCGCCGTTTATTGCCGTTTGAAGTGCTTTTATTTTTTCGTCCTCATCAAGCCTTTGCTTATCCATTTCAAAGAGAATGTTAGAAAGTTTGTCGTTAGTAAGAGTTCGTCCGTTAAGTTGGCAATGCTTTATAAAGTTCCATATCATAGGTCTTACGCTTTGCTCAACCTCGAAATCGTTCATAATGCTCTCGTAGGTTTCCTCTTCGCGCGCATGATTGATATATATATTACCTTTACTTTCTTCCTTTCTTTCTTCTTTATACTTAACTATACTATCCTGTGGTGCCAGACGGTTGCCATTTGGTTGCCAGACGGTTGCCACCTCATTTTTGAGTGATTTTTCGTCGCTTTCAATAAGGCTTTTACCCTGTTCCGAATCTAACGTGTAGGTATTGTTATCTTTAAGAAAAAGTCTCTTTTTTTCGTCTTTATATTCGGTTTCTTTATAGCGGTCTTTTCTTAAAAGATTATGCATCCGCCAATGTTTAACTACGATAACGCCGCTTTCAAAAGCGATTAAAAACCGTTTTGCAAGCAACAGTCTCATATCGTCTTCTGTATTGCCGAGCATTTTTATAAGCCTTTTAGGATTATTTACAAACCCGTCATCGTCAGCGTTCATACATAAGTGAAAATAGAGGCATTGAGAAGATAACGGCAATTCAAGAAAGGCATCACTTTCAGTTATCTTTTGTGTAAACATTCTTCGTTCAGCCATTATCTTCAACCCCTATATTTTCTTTGCTAATAGGTGTTTCTTCCTTGACGGGAATAAAATATTTGCATTGTTGAATATGTCTAATACATTCATTGCAAACATCACCCAAATCAACGCCAGCCATACCTTGTGAATAACCCAAAATTTTTATGTCCTTGTCAATTATTTTTTTTCCGCAAATAACACAAATTCTCATTGCTATTCTCCTTTCAACGACTTAAAGTCAAGTCTTTCATAAAGAAAATTAAGAAATCGAGTTCGGCTTCGGTAAATTCGTCGTTGTCGATTTGATTGATAAGGTCTTGTTGTTCTGCTGTCAACTCTTTCATATTTTCACCCCCGTTAAAACGGTAAATTGTCGTCTTCTTCTGCCGGATACATAGAAACCTGCGTACCGTTTTTAGCCTTTGTCGTATAAGCAGGCTCTTGCGGGTATTCGGAATTATTGTTTCCGCTCTGGTCGCCGTAAGATAAGAACTCTACTTCGTCTACAACTAAATCCCACCTTTGACGTTTGTTACCGTCTTTGTCTTCGTAGTTGTTGCTTTGGAACTTTCCCCATACCGCGAGTTTGCTACCCTTTTTAAGGTATCTGCCGCAGGCGGTTGCCGTGTTTCTCCACGCAAGACAATTAAAGAAATCTGCGCCCTTGTTGCCGTTCTTATCGGCGGGTCTGCTTACCGCTATCGTAAAACGGCAGTAGGCTGTTCCGTTTGACGTTTCGCTCGTTTCGGGATCGCGCGTCAAATTACCCATTGCATAAACTTTTTGCATATCGATTACCTCGTTAATTTTTTCTTTTTAAGCCTTTCTTCGGCTTTCGGAGCGTAAGCGGCAAGCGCGGATAGCAATCTTTCGGCGTTAATTGCCCTTTCTCGCCATTTTTCCATATCCGCCTTACACTCGGCGTAGGAAGTTTCTAAAAACCGTTCCTGTGGCGATTTTATGCGTTTTGCGGTGGGTTTAACCTTGCAGTCAAACATATCGTCAGTCCACATAAACGTTCCGCCGTCTTCGGCTATGCGATAAACGCCGTTTTGCTCTTGCACTTTCGTTATGCTTACTATCCGATTGCAATACTTTTGCATATCCTCGATAAAAGCAAGTCTTCCTATCTTTGCTTCGCTAAATTCGGGCATATCTACTACGGACAAAACCCGCACTTGATTTCCGACTTTATAACGCATTTGCTTTCACCGCCTGCATTTTTACTCTTTTGTTACTTTCAAGGGCTATCGCCTGCCTGCAACGCTCTTTGAGTTCGGCGCACATATTGCCGTTGCACTTCTTATTGCAGACAAGGCACATTTCGAGTTCGCATTGATTACGGATTTTTCCGCGCAAATCTTTCGTCATAAGCCCTTTATGATTTCTCGGATTGTAGTCAAAAGTGTTTTTTACGCCCTGACTCCAATAATTCTTTTTCTTAATCATCAGACTTCACCTCTTTCGGTTGAACGTAACGACTTGTGTCGGGTATGTCAAAATACTCAAAGTAGTCTTGTATATGTACTCTGCCCGATATTTTCAGCCTGTCCGTTTTGCGCTTAATCTCTCTCATAAGTCTATAAGCCGACGGCAAGCCAATTCCGAAAAGGCACATAAAATCGTTTACGTCCAAATACTCTTTCGCGAATATCTGTTCCCTCTGAGCGTAGGTTCTTACTACGTTCTCGTCCTGTTTAATTGAATCTTGCATAATTCGTATCTCCCATAAAATATTTGATTACTTATCGTTGACAAGGTAGTCAACGCTTGTGTCTAAAACTTTTGCTATCTTTTTAATAGTCTGCATCCTCGGAGTCCTTAAATCGCGCTCGTAATTGCAAACGGTCGGTTGCGCAACGCCAATTTTTTTCGCTAATTCGCATTGACTACACTTCGCCGTTCTTCGTTTTTCGCGTATCTTCTCGCCTATCGACATTCGACACCTCCTTAAATATGTTATAATAACTGTAATTTCTCTACTTTTTCGAAGAAAAATTACTAAATTTGGCTTTTCCCGTTGACAAAGTTATTCCGTTAGGCTATAATTTTAATGCTACAAAAAACTTAACCAAACGCAACTTCCCTACCAACGGGGAGAGCCTTTGCGACCGCCTTTTTTATTTGGCGACCGCGATATAACGGGTCGTTTTTATTTCGCTTCGTTATATCTTGGCTATATTATATGCGATATTTTCGCACTTGTCAAGCGTTTGTACGAATTTTTTGCACATAAAGTGTAAAAAAATTTTCTTGGGGGTATTTCTATGAAAATTGCCGAACAAACTTCTCCTATCTACGAAAAAATCAGATTATTGTGCAACAACAATAATCTGGAAATTTTTGCCTTGTACAGAGAAATATATCCTGATTGTAACAGTCGTGGAAATTTATCTACTTGGAGAAAGGGGAATTTTAAGCCTGTTGACCTAATCTACATTTCTAATAGATTTGGAGTCTCGATCGACTTTTTATTGAAAAATAAAGAAAATTCTATTCAAAAAAACAATGAGAATATTTCAGGATCAAATATTTTTCAAGACAATTCTTTTAGTGGACAAAATTTTTCGATTGGCAATTTTTCTTCCGTAGCAAACAAACCAGACAATGAATTGTCAAGAATAGAAAATTGCTGGAATAAAATCCCCAACGATTGCAAATTCTTAGTCTCTAACTACGCAGAAATTCTTGCTAATATTTCAAGGCTTGACTACTATGGAAAAAGTCTCACTTATTTTATCTCTGAATTTGGAGATAAACTCTCTAACTATGATTTTATAAGAATAATGGAGATTTTTTCCAAGATTGAAAAAAAAGATTACAGTCAATTCTTTTGTGTCATATATGATGAAATGAAAAAACTTAATTATCCTATACCCGACTGGCTTGAAAACTTAGATAAAAATTACTATTATAAAGTTTTTTGATAATTGAGACCATTGACATTTGATAAATCAAAATTAGATTGAGTTACAACCATTGACGAATCTATATTCTTAAACTCATTGTTGTTGATTTCAATATTTAGAAAAACCACCTTTCCTCGAATTTTATCTATTGACTGCAATTCGTCTTTGATAATTGAAATAACTTGCTCTTTTGTTAAATTGTTCATCTTTTCCTCCGTAAGGCTTTCACCTTTTTATTTCAAGTGTACCACCTTATATGGAAAAGTCAAGACTCAATATTGATACTTTCGTAGACACATATCGGTACTTTTGAGTACCAATCGCGGTTTTAGGACAAATTTCGACAAAATCCGTCGAATAAAAAACATGAGGGAGAAAATAAACGAAATGCTAAAAGAAGACCTGAATAAATTAAAAGACAAGCGGCATATGACGTTACAAGACATTGCCGACAAATCAGGCGTTCCGCTGTCAACTGTAAAAAAGATATTTAACGGAAACACGCGCGACCCCGGATATCTTTCCTTAAAGCCGATTTTAGACGTTCTACAAGACGATCAATCGGATACGCAAACGAAAGAAATGACCGACCTTTACGAAAGGATAATAAAACACAAAAATAAATGGATTAAGTTTTTGACGATATTATCTGTTTCATTCGTCGCAATATTTGTTGCATTACTTATTTACGATTTATGCGATTTACGTGTCGGATTTATCAGAAGCCGAGCCTAAACCTACAACACCGATTACGTCGCAGAATGTTTAACAAAAAATCTTAACAGTCGTTATGGATTATAGTCAGTTTATAGGCAATCAAATCGATTATGGGAATATATTGTTTACAATAAAAGATATAAAGTTTTGGAGCGATTGTTTTAATGATAACAAATTATCCAAAATAACAGTAACTGCAAAAAATAATTCCAATTCAATAATAAGGCTGTGGACAAATTTTTACATTGTCGATGAAAATAATATATCTTATTGTAAAGAATTTGCATACCGAAATAATATTTCATATACAAGAAATGAAAACTATTTTGACATACAGGAAACTCGTGCTGTAACATTTTCCTTATACTATCCTCAAACTGTAAAAATAATCGGTTTCTATTATAAGTTGCACGACTACGAGTTTGGTTTTAATTTTGAGCCAAACTCAAAAAATTCATTTATTGCGTTACAAAATAATTTACTTGTAGAAAGAATAGAAACAGATCTGTTCCGCTCTTTACTACTAAACATTAAACTCGCCACCCGCCAAAACATATCCAAAGAACAAGCAAAATATTATAAATCTCAAATTGAAAAACAAGAATCAATTTGCAGAGATTCTATTATAAACGGATATTTTGCCAATTATCTCAAACCTTATCTACTCAATAAATTAAAGTTTATTCTGCAAGATTACTCTCAAAAACAACAAATTCCCCACTATTCTTATAAACCTTTGCCCGATAATTATAACCATATTAAGATTCGTCATATCAAAACATTTGATAGAAAATCTTTTGACGGCGAAAGAGAAGATTTAGATAACATTTATTTCCGTTCTGCGTGGGAGGCTAATCTCGCACGAGTATTGAAGTATAAAAACATTCAATTTGAATACGAAAAAGAATGTGTTGTTTTAGGTAATCTCCTTTATCTGCCCGATTTTTACTTAAACGAAAACTTTCTAATTGAAGTTAAGGGCGTGTGGGATAAAGAAAGTGTTGAAAAGGTAGATGCTTTCATAAGAACATTTCCTGAAAAAACATTACAAATAATTGATTACGATAATTACCCTGAATTGAACAATATTTATTCTTGCAACCATTTTTTTCATAATTGGGAAAAAACGCCAATTAGCATACGAAGTGAGAAAGTTGCTGTCGTTGGAATGAGGTTTATTAAAGATACATCTACCCTCTCGAATATTAAAATAGGCGACAAACTCACACTGATTCCCGAACCTGAAAATCCATTTGATGGCTTTGCAATCAGAGTACAAACCATGTCAGGTAAAGATTTAGGTCATATTGAAAAAAAATTTGCGGCAATCTATTCTCAAAAATTAAATGCAGGAATGACTTTTGACGTTGAAATTCTTGATATCACAGCAACAGTAATCAGAGTAAAAATCAGTCGTAATAATTTTGACACATATACTATCCCAACATTTTTAAGAAACTAATGAACGAGAAGTACTACATAAGCAGCACGAAAGCAAACATACAAGAACGGCAGACGAAATTAAACGGAAAAGTCTACGACATTCGTTTCAGGGTAATACTCCCTACCGGCGAAGAAACCTACAAAAAGTTATCGGGTTACAAGTCGAAAGCCCTCGCAAAGCAGGCGCATATAGACTTCATAACGAAAAACTGCGAAATCGTTAAAAATTTACCGCTTAAAAAAGAAAAAGCCATCGCCGAAGGTAAAGAGGAATTAACGGTCGAAAGCCTTATTCCTATTTATCTCACTTCAATGGTAAACCAAAACAAAGACAGCACGATATACGACCGAGCCAACGTCTTAAACAATTTTATCTTGCCTTATTTTGGAAACACTAAAATTGCCGATTTAACACCACCTAAACTTTACGAATGGCAAGACAAATTATGGAGTACGCGCAGCCCTCGCACGGGCGAGTTTTATTCTTACAGTCGTCTTTGCAATATCCGCAATACAATGGCTACGTTTTTGTCTTGGGTCGAATCTCGCTATCAATACCCTAACAATCTTAAAAAAGTAAAAAAGCCGAAGCAACGCGTACAAAAAACCGAAATGCAGTTCTGGACGCGCGAAGAGTTCGCTAAATTTATCGACGTAGTGGACAACCCCGCCTACTATGCCATTTTTAACACACTCTATTTTACAGGACGGCGAAAAGGCGAAGTTCTTGCCCTACACAATACCGACGTACACCGCGACTATATCGTATTCGACAAAACTTATACTCGGAAAACAACCGACAACTCCCCTTACAAAATCACCACCACTAAAAACGAACGCCGCGCTAAAACAATTATTTGCGACCCTCTTAAAAAAGTTCTTTCAAATTACACCCCGCAGAAACCGTTTTATTTTAGCGGCGACCACCCTTTACACGAAAACAGCCTTGCTCACGCGTTTGACCGCTATATCGAAAAAGCAGGCGTTAAACGCATAAGAATACACGACCTACGACATTCTTTCGTTTCTATGTGTATTCACCTCGGCGCAAGCGTTTACGTCGTAGCCGACCTTATAGGCGATACCGTCGAGCAGGTTCTCAAAACTTACGGTCATTTATACGAAGAAGACAAACGCAATATTATATCCCGCATACAATGA